AAGATATTCTCTTAAAAATCTCTTCCACTCATCATCGCTGAAAGAAATTTTATTCAGCTTTTCTATTTGTATTTTTAGATTTTCATACAAATCTGTTTTATCCCTTGCATAAATTCTCTCATATCCTTGAGATACAAGATTATTTATCAGTTTCATCTCCAAGTCGCTCTCACTTTGGTATGATGTCTCTCTTGAACCGGACTGTCTTTTGTAGCTTGCAAGTATTATCCCGCCTGTCATCTCAGCTATTGCGGATGTGTCATATATTCCTATTTCTTGAACCATTTATTACTCCTTATAGCGTCTTAATCATATTGATAAAAATTAAAAATTCTATATAATTTTTTCTATTGTGCTGAAAATATTACTATACTGTAAAAAATCTATTAAAAGCCTAATCTTAAGTGAATTTTGCCTAACATTCTTTCGGAAAATCAAGCAATCTTTCTCTGAAATATTCATATTGTTTTTGTCTAAGTTCTATCTCTTTTGGTAATCCCTGTCTTATGTCATTTACCAAGGTATCAAACTCATCAAGTATTGATACTATATAGTTTTGTACAGGTAGTGATGGAAGTAAAAAATTCATCTTACTAATTTCTCCAAGATTAATTTTTATTGGAGTAGCATTATGCAGAGTTCTTTTATCTAATTCTTTCTGTCCATAAGCACTTTCTATTAAATACTTTAGAAATTTACCTAATACTAAAGTTCTATCAGGTTTAATCAATGTTAATGTTACATAGTATGCTAAATCATTATTATTTTCAACAATTGCACAACTTCCAATATCACCTATTCTAGTCATAAAAATATCACCTTTTTCAGGTTTTGATTTAAATTTCTCAAAATCGTCTTTAGATATATACTTTGAAGTTGCATATATGTTCTTTATATCTTGTACACTTACAAAAGGAACTCCTTTTTCTACATACTTGGGTGTTTGATGTGTTCCATCAAAACATTTGGCAATTTCACCTAATTTCTTCAACTTAACTTCATATAATTTCACTCCTACAGTTTTAGCAGCTTCGTAAAGAATAGTAAAGTAGTCATTAGAGATTATAAACTCTCTCTCTCTCTCTCTCTCTCTACCATAGTCTACATCAAATGTCAAGAGTTTTTCACAATAAAATTCATATTGTTTTTGCCTTAGCTCTATCTCCTTTGGCAACATTCCTTTTGTATCAGAAAGTATATCTTGAAATTTATCAAGTATAGTAACTATATGATTTTGTATTTCTATTGATGGTAAGTTGATTTTAATATTTACTAAATTATAATTATATAGTCTACTTATTGTTCCCCCTGATGAAGGTTTCCAATTAACAACTTGATAAAAATAATAGAGATATTTATTCAATACTTCACCTTCATCATGCGACAGCCATACTATATTACTATCTTGAAAATATGAATCTTCTCCATCAAAAATTATTGCTTTCCCTATTGTGCCACTTACAGAAATTAAAACTTCCCCTTTTTTAGGATAATTGAATTTCTCTCTATATTCATCGAAAAGTTTCCTACTTATAAAAGCATCAGCTTTTTTCCCAAAAGTCCCTATCTTGTAAAATGGTACATCCCCATAAGAAAAAGTTTGTTCTTTTAAAATCCGCTTACACATACAAATTTTTCCAATGTCTCCCAATGTAGTACAATATACTTTATATGTCCCCCCCCCGATTACAGATTTCATCTCATCTGAAACCTTGTTGAGATATTCTTCACTTAACAGCATATTTCTATAGTACTCATATTGTTTAAGTCGAAATTGTAATTCTGTCTGTAATTCTGTCTGTAATTCTGTAACATATTTTGTGAATTTGTCAAGTGTTTTTACAATTTTTTCTTGAATTTCTAATGATGGAATTGCAATTTCAATACATTTCATATTAGCTTGATTTATTTTAGGTGGGGTTCCCTTAACAATTGAAGATACATCAACAATTGATAAATAATAATAAATATACTTTAAATTATATTTATCATTTAATTTTCCTAAAACATGTGCATGATTATTAACCCATATTTTTCTATTATCAATCCAATGTAATATTGGAGACTTATCTTTATTTATTACTGAACCATCTTCTCCCATCAATATAAAAGTTCCTTCAAAAATATAACTATCAACATAGTCTTGTATCCCATTTGCACCATAATAAGGATATTCTCCAGATATTCTTTTAGATTTAGTTATTGGTTTTCTTTTATAATCTAAAATCTCACAAATTTCTCCCAGCCTCTTCCACTCAACTTTTTCATTTTTCAATAGTTCTTCTATCTTGCTCATTTTCTTTTCCACCTTTTTTAGCTTTTTGCTCAATGGCTTTTATCCAGTTTAAAGGGATATTTATTGAAACATTACGATTGCCTTCTTTTCGAACCTGTCGGAAATCCCGACAGGTTGAGTTTCTATCTAATTCACCTTCGTCATATATATTCCCTATATGTTCTACAATATTGTCCTTGAAATTTTAAATAACTCCACCATCTGCTGTTGTGATAACCATTCTGTTTCTTCACTCATCTTCAAGCTCCCTTACTATCTCATTTATCTCTGCCCTAAGTATATCTATCTTTTCAACTGTCTCCTTTATCTGAGCATTTAGCACCTTTATATCTATTACTTCCCTTGTATCTTCTTTTTCTACATAGGTTGAAACGGAAAGGTTGTAGTCGTTTTGCACTATCTCCTCTACATCTACATATCTTGAAAAATACCGTTTATCAGTCCTATTTGCAAACTCATCTACTATAGCAACTATGTTTTCCTCTTCAAGTATGTTGTTATTAGTTTCTTTTTTGAATTCCTTGCTTGCATCTATAAACAGCACATTGTTTTCGACCTTGTTCTTTGCCATTACCAATACACAAGTAGCTATTGAAGTACCGAAAAACAAATTTTCAGGAAGTTGTATAACGCAGTCAATGAAATTATTGTCTATTAAGTATTTTCTTATGGTCTGTTCAGCACCTTTGCGGTAAAATATCCCCGGAAAGCATACTATTGCAGCACGTCCCTTACTTGATAAATAGCTTAGTGAGTGCATGATAAAGGCATAGTCTGCATAAGATTTGGGTGCAAGTTTGCCTGCCGGTGCAAATCTCTCATCATTTATAAGTACAGGATCCCCGTCTCCTACCCATTTTATTGAGTATGGCGGATTGGAAACTATTGCGTCAAAGGGCTTTTCATCTTTGTGCAAAGGATTAAGTAAGGTGTCTCCCCTTTTTATTGAAAAATTATTGTAGTTTACATTATGAAGAAACATATTCATCCTTGCAAGGTTATAATTGGTCATATTTATTTCCTGCCCAAAAAATCCGTCTTCTATTATATGCTCTTCAAACTGTTTTTTCATCTGTAACAAAAGTGAGCCGCTACCCTCTCGTGTCAAGTTAGTGATAAAATTGTTTAATGGCAATTTCAAAGCATCCTTTCTTTTACCGGTATAGTATTCTAATTATATTTTTATTTGATTTATATTCAAAATTAAATCCATTCCTTATATTTATTGCTTTGGCAAATTTCAAAAATATTCAAGTGTAAATCACCCACCTCTATATTGGAGTTTGCGTATAATTATTATAACATGAAAAAAGCAATACTGTCATTTCTTTACAAAAATACATTAATGCGAAACATTCATATATTTGATTTAAAAATAGTAAAAGAGAGTGATTTCTCACTCCCTAATTACGTCTACTTCCATTCAATTTTTAAGACTTCATTATGACCACAGATGACGGATTGAATATATTTTTCCATCATTTCTCTCGTCAGCACATCTTCCCTGATGTCTTGGTATTTACTTTCCTCATCCTTGATTATTTTTATCCGGACTTTCAGACTTTCAATTTCTTTATCCAGCTTTGCTTTCATCTCTATAAACTTTGACCGACTGATATTCCCAAGTTTGTACTTGTCAAAACTCTTCAATTTCTTGTTTTCAAGGTTTTCAACTTTACGTTCAAGTTCCTTATACGAGTCTTTTTTTTGAACGGTTTCTTCAGTTTCATTGCCATACTTTTCTTTGATAGCTGCAAAGACCTGTTCTTCAAGATCCTTAGCTCTGCTTTGCTTTTTCTTGACACCGTTACATCTGCAAATTCTACAAGAAAAATAATAGTGTATTCTTTCTCCTTTTGTCTTAGTTTGCCTTACATTTTTCATACAAGGTAAGATATGATTGCACACAGGGCATCTCGCAAATCCTTGGAGCGGTGATTTTGTGTACCACTCATAATCAGTATTTTTCCCTTGCATAAAGCAATTTTTAGCAAGGATTTCTCTAACTTTAAGAAAATCTTCCATACTGACAAGTGCTTCATGATTGTTAGGGACTCGTCCCCATTCTTCCTTTGGACGAAACTTGAAAGAGTCAGGCTTTAAAATGGACTTCTCTTGCATATTAAAAACATAGGTGCCGGTATAATTCTCATTGGCAAGAATATCTATCACATTGCCGTTTGTCCAAGTAGGTCTTTTTCTGTCTTTTGTCTGCAAGACATTGTAGTTAAAATCGTTATTTGTTATCTCACTTTTTCGTTTACAAGGAGTGGGTATTTTCTCTTTATTCAAGATTTCAGCAATCTTTCTCGAAGATACACCTTCTAATGCAAGGTTAAATATCTTTTTGACTATCCAAGCCGTTTCATCATCTACAATGATACTGTGGTTGTCTTTAGGACTTTTCATATAACCGAATGGGGGACTCCAAGCAAGAAATTTTCCCTGTTTTTTAAGTTCTGTCATAACAGTCTTTACTTTTTGAGAAATGTCCTTGCTATAAAAATCATAGAGCAAGCTTTTAAACTGAACATCAATATCCGTTCCGTTTCCTTTTTCTTTTGCACTGTCATAGCCGTCATTAATAGCTATAAATCTGATTCCAAGAAAAGGAAATATATTTTCAAGATAATCTCCAAGCGAAATATAGTCTCTCATAAATCTTGACATATCTTTTACTACTATCGCCTGTATCTTGCCTGTCTTTACTTCTTCAAGCATTCTTTGAAAAGACGGTCTTTTTTCATTTGTGCCGGAATATCCGTCATCAATGTATTCTTCTATTTGAAAGTTTTTAAACTCGGTGTTCTTATCAAGGAAGTCATTTAGATACATTCGCTGATGTGTGATACTTTCACTTTCTTCTCTTCCTATCCCATCTTCTACCGATAAGCGAATATAAAGTGCAATCTTACTCATTGCAATCACCTCCAATAAGCTTATCAATATCAAATTTGAAGATGATTTCAAAGTTGTGGTTGCCGTAAACTACTACCTTTTCTACCAAAGAGTGGATTAAATCACTTGACAGTTTTTCTATTTTCTTAGCTTTAAAGACATCTTCAATCCACCTTAAAGACCTGTCCTTTTCTTTTTTTAGTTCTTTTGAGTTTTCTTCAACGGCAAGGATTTCATTATTGACAGTATCTATATGGCTAAGTGCAATTTTTCTCCTAAGACTGTACTCTTCTTTTTCAATTTTCCCCAAGCTATATTGCTCATAATATTTTTGAATAGTAAGTTCTTCTTTTTCTGCCTTGGATTTAAGAGCGGAAATATCTTTGCTTATCTTTTCAATGCTTCCATCAAATCTTGCAGACACTCTTTTAATAAGCTTAGCCTTACTTACAATTTTTATGATAAATTCTGCAATCTTTTGAGAAATTGCCTTATCCAAATCTCTTTCCATTATAAATACTCTTTTTTCATCATCAATCTTGCCGGTGCCGGTATTATTTTGAAAAGAGTAATAAAGTCTGTCGTGGTTTTTACCATAGATCCTTGTTCTTCTATAAAGTCCCTTTCCTGTGGCATTATTAAAAACCAAACCTTTATATCTGTTTTCATAATCTCTTTTAAAATCGTGCTTTTCAGCACTGAAAGGGTGATTTTTAAGTCTTTGCTTTCTGTCTTTTTGTATTTTTTCAAAATCTTCTTTTGATATTATGGCTTCATGGGCATTTTCAAATATAATCAGTTCACTTTTATCGACATAATGTTGTTTTATTCCCTTGGCAAGATTTTGTTGCTTAACACCTTGTACCAAAGTCCCTGTATATGTCATGTTTATCAGTGATTTTGATATGGTTGAACTGCTCCACTGAGGATCTCCGTCTTGTCTGTATATTCTGCCGGTTTTATAATAGGTCATTCCTGTAGCATAGCCTTTTATATTAAAATACTTGGCAATCTCATATTGGCTCTTGCCTTCAAGTGCAAGCTGAAACATTTCTTTTGCTATAAAGCTTACATTTTTGTCTATTTCCAGTTTTTGCCCCTCTTTTAATTTTACCACCTTATATCCAAAGGGAGGAACGGAACCTATAAAATATCCGTTTCTTGCTCTGTTGTGCTTGCTTGTCTTTATCTTTACCGAAATATCCTTGGCATACATATCATTGACTATGTTTTTAAGTGTTACTTCAAAAGATTTTTTAGAGTCCAAGTCTTTGACTGTATCAACTTTGTCGGTAACAGATATAAATCTTACACCTAAAAACGGAAATACCTTATCTATAAGTCGTCCCATTTCAAGATATTCTCTTCCAAGCCTTGATAAATCCCTTATGATTATGCAATTTATCTTTCTATCCTTAACATCTTGCATCATCTGTTGAAACTGCGGTCTTTCAAAATTTGTGCCGGAATATTCATAATCGGTATATACATTTACAACCTTGATATTTTCTTTAAGTGCATATTCCTTTGCACAAAGTATCTGTGTTTCAATAGATGATGATTTTTCACGCCACTGTTCTCTCCTTTCGCTTGAAAGTCTTGTATATATGCCTGCCTTGTAAAATATTTTTTGTGATTGTTCTTGACTTTTTGTGCTATATCTTTTAGAAGTCCTTGCCATTAGCAAACACCTCCTATCGCAAGCTTAAGATTGTCTTTTTCAAGTTGTTCCCCGATAAGTTTGCCTATCGGCACAAGCTGAGCCTTATCCGTTTTTTCATCTTTAACTTTTTCACTGTCTACAATGGCTTGTAAGAGATTTAGCGTTTCAACATTATTAAATACAAAGTTAATTGCACTGTCTTGACCTACTTCAATGTAGTCAATAAGGGATACCAAAGACAATCTGTCCAATTTACCGCTTTTTGTATCAGGAATAATATCCAAAACAACATTATCTTTTGCACTTATTTTCAATTTCAGTTCTTCTATTATTTTTTGCTTTGTAATAAGTTGTTTTTCAATCTCCCTAATCTTGACAAGGTAAATTCCTCTAAATTTTTCAAACTCTTCAGTTGTAATAAGTCCTTCTTCCAAATCCGTATAAAGCGACTGTCTTAATCTTTCATACTTTCTCTTTTCCGAGTTTAAAGACTCAAAGTCAACATCAAACTTAAATTCCGAAACATCAATCTTACTCACTTTTTTGAGAAGTTCATCATATTTTTCAAGATAATCATTAAGTACATGAATGCTCGCATTAATTATATGCTCTTCTTTGATACTGTGTCTTGAGCATTGACCTGTATTGTTGTATTTAGAGCATATATAAAAGATACTGTATCCGTCTTTTGACTTTACTTTTCTTCTTACCATCGGACTTTTGCAATCTTTACAATAAAGCATTCCCGATAAGATGCTCGGTATGTCGCTGTTTCCCTTTACATCTCTAAGCAACATCTTATTTGCAAGTGCAAACACTGTCTTTGAAACTATGCTTTCATGAGCATTTTCAGTTATTATCCAATCGTCCTTTGATACATCAATTTCTCTTTTTGATTTGTAATTAAGCTTTGTGGTTTTTCCTTGTTCCAAAACTCCTATATACACCTTGTTTGAAATAACTCTGTTTATCATTTTAGCATCCCATTTTGCGGCCTTAACCACAAAACCAGTGTTAAAATTATCTCCGCTGTTTTCCTTGTGCTTTGACGGTGTAACCATACCTATGCTGTTTAGAAAATCTGCAATAGCCTTTGAAGAATATCCCTCAATTTTCATATTGAATATTCTTTCTATTATATGAGATACTTCCTTATCTACTGCAAGTTTATGTCTGTCTTTATCATCTTTCTTATAGCCAAACGGTGCAAATGCTCCTATGAATTCGCCGTTTTTTCTCTTAACTTCCTTAGAAGATTTCACTTTCATAGAAATATCTCTACAATAACTGTCGTTGATAAAATTTCTAATAGGAAGTATCAGGTGTGTGTCGCTCACATCGGCATTTTCACTGTCATAGTTGTCGTTAATGGAAATAAATCGAATGCCTTTTTCAGGAAATATCTTTTGTAAATATTTTCCGGACTCAATATAATCTCTGCCAAAGCGTGAAAGGTCTTTTACGATTATTGTTTTGAACTTACCGCCTTCAAGATCTTTTATCATATTTTTAAAATTCGGACGTTCAAAATTTGAACCTGAAAAGCCGTCATCTACATATTCGCAGATTATATTAAAGGCATTTTCCTTTGCATAGGTTTTGATTATCTGTCTTTGATTTGAAATAGAGTTACTTTCATAGCTTTCTCCGTCTTCTCTTGAGAGTCGAAGATACATACAAGCTTTGTTGTCCATCACAATTCCTCCTTAAATATATTTGGGCAAATAGTCATTAAGGAGTTTTCTTCTACCGCCTATATTTTACCGCATCATATATTTTTTGTCAGCACCTTAAAGCTTAATACAAGCTTTGCACAAATACATCTCAACTACATCGAGTAAATCAATCTTTTCATTTTTACTTGTAGAATAGGTTATTTTCTTTAAATATTCTTGCTTTGAATTTTTATTAGCATTTTTTTCTTTAACTGTTTTATTTGTTTTATCCATAGTCCTCCTCCCTTATTTTTTAAGTTTTATGAGATTGGTAGGTGCATTGGCTGCTACATTGGATTCTCACCCCCGCCTCTTATTTAAGACGAGCCGGCATAAACTGTTGAAGTATCATTATCACCGTTTGCGTCATAGAAATAAGTTGCCACACTTATCTTTTATGTATTCCTATTTATCGCTCGTTTTCTTTTTTCCTCGGAACTTGCCGGTATTCATTTAAACCGAATATTTTCAGCAGAAAAGTCATTGCGTAGGTCATAACTTCTAAACAAACAGATAATGTCCCACCTTGGTCTATTCAGTTGTCATGGTACACTCGACTTTTAGCCTTGTAGGAATTTTGCCTGTATGTGAAATAGATTTTTCTTCTACCTGAAAAAGCAAAAAAGGATAAATCCCCCCTACACTTTAATAGTGAAAATTTATCCTTAGCGGTAACTTGAAATATGAAATTTTTTAAGAGAAGATATTTACATACTTTAGGAGTTTCTTTGTTCTCTTCCATATAATTATATTGCTGTTTCTAACATATTGTAGATAACTTTCTTTTGTATTTGGTATACTTATATCTTCCTTGCCCAATAATATTACCTTGTCATTTTTTAAATCGGAATTAACTAAGTCAATTATTTCAAGATTTTCTGATACAAACTCTTCCAAACTGAAAAATTCAATAAAATTCTTAAAACCATCTTTTGAGTTTTTGTCTTTAATAAATAATTCAAACCAACTTCCATAATTTTCAATAGCATTATTTATCTTAGAATTCTTTTTATTTGAAAACCACTGCTTTAATGCATATAGCGTTAAATCAAATCTATCATAATATCCACGTTTGCCCCCTCTTGCCTGATTGACCGTCGGCAGTAGTCCACCTCTTGGAAAAACTATGTGCCCACCTATAGTTCTTGAAATAAATAAAAAGCATATTATATCTACATCAGTTAGTCCTGCACACTGTGCCCAATGTACTGAAGGTCCGATGTAATCGGCGGATAATAAAAATTTATCTCCATCAACAAATAATGTATAGTAATCTCCATTCTTTGAATTTTGTCGCTTATTAATAATTTTTTTTAATCCTATCTTTTCTATTGAATTGTCATCAAAAAAAATCTCTTTTAAATCATCATATAGTTCTCCATTTATTTTATCAGCTTCTTTTCTGCTATCAACTTCAAAATCTCTTGGAAAGTTTGGATAAAGTTCAAATAAATAATTTTTTAGTCTCACTTGCATTATCTCCTATAAATAATTACTTTTGACATTACTCTTATTATACTATCAAAAATATATTAGGAACAGGCAGATTTTACTCCTCCTGTCCCCATATTCAACCTTTATCTAAAGTCTTTCAGTAATTTTTTAAGCTTTTCCAATATCTTGTTCCTCTTTTTAATAAGTGCAGGATGAGAGATATTATTTTTCTTTGCTACTGAGCGAACTGATTCGTCAGCGTAGTAAAGTTCTTCAATTATTTCTCTTTCCTCGGCATTGAGTTTTGACAAGGCTGCTCTTACGGCATCTATCATGATTTGAGTTTGAACTATTTTTTCCACATCTATTTCTTCATTGACAACACTTTCTTCAAAATGTCCGTCATGGTTAAAAGACGAAAATAAAAGCAGATGGTTTTTCCTATCCACCTGCTTTAAATAATTCTCATGATTTTTTCCTTGCCAATAAGCCTTATATACCTTTGCACTTACCTTAACTTTTTTACCGTCCACAAATAAAAAATACTCTTTTTGCATTGTTTTTTCCTCCATTAATTTTCGTTGTTTAAGTGAAAAAAACAAAAAAAGGGAGGACTTCGGCATCTGAAAACACCGAATCCCCCGTAATGGGCGAAAAATATTAAGTTGATATAGCTGCAATCATTCAATGAAAAAAAGTTGATAAGAAGTCTCCTTTTTATACTTAAAGTCAAATAGTAAATATTGATACTCCTATATAAAAGCCTTACTTACTCATCATATGATGCCAAGTTTTCCGACAGTAACCTCTATTTTTCAAAAATATATATAAACACACCGCTAATAGTGTCTTATCTTTTATAGTTCAACCTTTCTTACTAAGATTATACCACATTAACTTAATATAACCTTTTATTTTGTTAAATCTATTATTAAATTTATTTTTCAGATCACGCTGACAAAATCATATTTTATTTGATATAATTGAAAGTACAAATTAATAACTTGCTTAACGCTACATTTACAAATCATTCTTTTGTAGCAAGCACAGTCTTTGGATAGCCAAAGACGGAAAAATTGATGAAGCAGGAAATATTCCCTGCTTCTTTTTTTATCAATTTTTTTTGCTTGTTAGGGAGTACCCTAAGACCCCGAAAGCACCTTGAAGGGAAGAAAACTATGGAAAACAGACAAAGAAATATCCAAGTAATCATAAGACTTAATGAGTATGAAAAAGAGCTTTTTGAAGAGAAAAGAAAGCTTGCCAAGTGCAATAATATGAGCCTTTTTATTCGCAAATGCGTTTTGGAAAAGGAAATTTATCACATTGATTTGGAACCTTTTGCTGAATTACAAGGTCTGCTTTACAATGCGACAAACAACATCAACCAGATTGCAAAGAGAGTAAATTCTACAGGAATAATCTATCGTGATGACATAAATGATACGAAAAAACAGATAGAACATTTTTCAAAAGAGCTTTGGCAGATACATTCTTTGCTTTTGAACAGAACTAAATAAAGTGAGTAAATTTTATGGCAATTACAAAAATCCACCCTATAAAATCAACTCTTAACCTTGCTATTGACTATATTACAAATAATAGTAAAACTGATGAGCAAATATTAATAAGCACAAATAAATGTCATATATCTACCGCTCATACTCAATTTATAAAAAGAAGGGAAGAACATAATGTCAGAGGCACTGTACTTGCAAGACATCTCATACAATCATTTTTGCCGGGGGAAGTAACTCCCAAAACGGCACATCAAATCGGTCTTGAATTATGTAAGAAGATACTCAAAGATGAGTATGAATTTGTTTTGTCAACTCACATTGACAAGGGACATATTCATAACCATATCATATTTAACAATGTGAATATGGTTACGGGTAAGTGCTATCAGTCCAATAAGAGAAGTTATCACCAAATCAGATATCAAAGCGATAAATTATGTAAGGAAAATAACCTGTCCGTCATTGATGAATACTATGAAATATTCAAGAAAAAATACAAGACTAATGGTAAATCTTGGTATGAAAATGAACAGGCTAAAAAAGGTACTTCTTGGAAAAGCAAGCTGCAGTTTGATATTGATAAAATGATAAAACAGTCAAAAGATTGGGAAGAGTTTTTGAAAAAAATGTCTGAACTTGGATATGAAATCAAGTACGGAAAACACATTGCATTTAGGGCAAAAGATAAGGCAAGGTTTACAAGAGCAAAAACTATTGGGGAAGACTATACGGAAGAGCGATTAAAAGAACGCATTGACAAAAATGCCGGTGAGAAAAAATTTCCTTTTAAAAAGCGTGTGGGAGATATCATTGATATTGAAAATAACGAAAAGATAAAGGCGAGTAGGGGATATGAATACTGGGTGACAAAACACAATCTTCACGTTGCAACCGATATGGTGATTTTAATGAGAGAGCAGGGCTTTAAGTCATTTGCTCAGCTTGACGAATTTATAAGGCAAAGTGCGGATAAAAGGCAAAATATACAAGATGAAATCAAGGAGGTTGACCGCAAAATAACGACTTTTTCTTTATCTATGGAGCAAATCCACATCATTAAAAAATACAGGCTTATTTATCAGGAGTATAAGGCAAACTCTTCAGATAAATCTTTTTATGATGAGTATAAATCACAGATAATCTCATACCAAAACGCTCTTTCAGCCCTCAAAAAATCCTACTCCAAAATGCCGGATTCAAAGGATGTTTTAAAAGAGCTTGATTTATTGCACGAAAAAAAGAATACCCTAATGCAAGAGTATTCTTCTGTGAAAGATAGTATGAGTGAACTGTATCAAATCAGAAAGAATTATGAGAAATACATGGGTAGGGAGAGGGAGAGGTAATCTATCCCACCTGTATCGATAATATTTTTCGAGAATTATCACTAATTATTTTTAAAACTTGTAATTTTTCTATTTTTTTGATTTTTGAAATCTCGATTGCAATTTCATTTAATATTTGTTTAGGATATCCATTTTTTGTTTCAGCTGTAAATGGTGCATCTGTTTCTAACACTATTCTTGACAAAGGTACTGTTCCTATTAGCTTTATACCATTAGATGAATGAACCATATTAGAATTAATGGAAATGTAGATGTTATCATCACTAGACATAGCAGTTAAAAGTCTTTTTATATTTCCAGTATACCAATGCATTATATAAATACAGCTACTTTTTTTTAGAAAATTGAAAATTATATCGTCCGTTTTTCTAGAATGAATAGAAATTATTTTATTCCCAAGTCTCGTACATTCGTTTATTATTGATCCAAATATCTCTTTTTGCAGTTCAATGTTATTTGTTTTTTTTGATGAAATATCTAAACCTACTTCTCCTATAAAACTTGCTTCTTTCACATACTTCAAAAATATATTCAATTCATTTGGATATTCTTCAATCAATTGTGGATGATAACCTAACGAAATGTTTATTGTTTCTTCATTAGAAAACTTTTCGTAATATCTCCTGTATAATTGTGGTAGATTGGTCATAGCAACTATTTTGAAGTTGTTATCTCTTGATTTCTCTATTAACTTAAAATTATCATTATATAAATCCGGATGACAATGAAAGTCAATCATTTCAAACACTATCGAATAACCTCCTTAAAAAACTTCTCTATTTCTACCATGCCACGACAATACATCTCGGAAATTTCATTTAAATTCTCTTCTAGGCTTCCAGATTTTTGTACTTCAAGAATCGCACTATTTTCATCGAATCTTCTTAATTTTTGTAAAAATGCACTTTTATTTAATGTCGCAGCTTCTGTCTTATTTAACTTATTATCTCTAATTTTTGTTTCATCTACACCCAATCCCTTAAATATAGCTGCTCTCCTTATTATGCATGGTATACATGAGCCACAATGCATTGGCTCACTTTCTTTTCCATATCTACCAACATCTGGATGAGAACATGACATAGTCTCCATATAATTTGCTTTTAGCAATGATAAATTTTTACATTCCGATACCATTTCACCCTTTGTCTTAAACTGATATGGATTTAATATTAATATTTCTAGTCCTATATTTTTAATTAAGCTTCTCAACATTTTCATGTAATATGGATGTGTTGTCCTCGTACTACTGCTACCAAAACGTGCTCCTGTTAATGGTATATTTAAAGAAATAAACCCATTTTCTGGTATATACATTTCTGTATCAACATTAAATGCCGATGCTAAAGCTATTGCATGTGAAAAAAACATAAACGAACGTGTTCTTGTTGTATCTTCCATTCCATTTTTACATATTGCATAAAACTGTATGTAATCTCTATCTTCTAAAAGGTATTCTTTTTTCAGACTTTCAAAAACCATATCTTGATATTCTTTTGTACCTTTTCCACCTCCATAATGACTGACAAAGAGAACTTTATTCTTTCTTTTTTCAAGTAGATCTATTGCACCTATATATGAATCCAATCCACCTGACAACATGCATACTGTATCATAAGTTTTTGCCTCTGCTTTTTTATATTTATTACTTTTATAATAATCATTTTCGTCTAACACTTCTTTTTTTCTAAACGAGAACTGCCAACTATCTCCACTTAAAAAGCTAACCATCTCATGTAATAAATCCTTTTGACTATTCCAAAATTCCACATCTGAAACAGGGATATTCAATTCAAAGATTCTTGACCAATTGTCATTTTGTTTATTTCGTAAAACTTTTCTATCCATAACAAAAACAAATATTGAAATATAAAGCAAATCTATAGCTAAACTCGAAAACTCACCATCAAACTTCAAATCTTTATCCCAAAAATGAAATCCAATATCTGACCTACACTTTATATCAATATGCTCATCATATCCTTTTGGATGATTATTTTTTCTATCGTTACTACAAAATATTCTCATCATTATTCCTCCATTATTTCTAAGCAAGTTTTCATTATATTGTCATACATATTTTTAGAAAAACATATATCTTTGTTTCGCCTAAAAGATTCTTCTACATTTGCCTCAATATACTCCTTCATTTCCTCTTCAACTTTTATTAATATGTTTACATCATTTCCATATTTTTCAAATGAATATCCAAAATCTATAAGCATTTGTTGCCATATTAAATCAGACATGAAATATTGCATAAGTACCGTTGCTGTAAATTGATCCACTTTGTCGTCATCCACTTTTAATTCCATTAACTTCTCAAAAGTATTAGCTGTCGCTGTCCTTATTGCAACATCGCTCTTTGATACAGCAGAATTCTGAACATAATTAACCAACCTAGACATAGCTTCAGGCAAAGAATGATTTTGTAATGATAAGCCAATATCATCAAGAGTTTTTGCGATGCCTTGCGTTGTAAATCCTTTGAATATATTACCAATCTTGGATGCAGCAGCTCTGCTCTTACTTGAATTAGATATTAATCTACTACTACCACCTGATGCCTTTATATAATTTCTTACTATACTTCTAGGTGATCCAACTTTACCAGAAGATGAAATATACTTACTCATTGATGTCTTTGCAGTAGTCCAATTTATACTATTTTCTGTAATATTCTTATCATCATCTTTATAATTTTCATCACCAATATTTTCCTCCAGTATATCGTCATCTGGATTAAAATCATTTGGTAATAATGCGTTACCAACTTTTCCTTTAAATGAGCTTGATGTACCCATTTCTATCTCCTTATCTATTTTTCAATTTTGGATTATCATTTTTCCATGTAGAAATTAATGTATTTATTTCATTTTTATCTATCTCTTGCAATCCATTTATATGAACTATCATCGCTTTGCTAATGCTGTTTGCAGGCATTAATTTTAATTTGCTTAGCACGGCTCCAAAGCACTCTCTTTTATTTAATGCTATTTCTACCAGTCCCTTAATTACGTTAATATTTTTCTTGGCACTACCAGTTATAAATGCATTGTATAGTTCTTCAACCATTAGATTGCATTCAACAACAGAAATATTATTGATTTTATCTCTTGCTTGGGCTATTAAAATATCATGTTCACCCATATATGCATCGATAATCTTTCTTGCTGGTTCAGATAATTTTATACTTGATGAATAGTTAAATACATTATTAGTACCTCTAGATAGATAAAAATATGGTTCTAAATTCTCCTCTTTTATACTAGGTTCTTCTTTCATCCATCGTTCAAACCACTCGTCATTCCATTTCTTTTCATCACTACTTTTATTTTTTAAATTTGCTTCTTTCTTTGATATATGCTCTTCATCAACAACTTCGTACAATCCTAGACACGTATTCAAATTACCATTACCATACAAATCAATAAAGTCAGCAAATATATTTGGCTTTACATATTGAAGCATCATCATTTTCACAAGCACTTTTTCATCAATATCAATTTTCTTTAACTTTGCAACTTTCTTCCTCATTTCAAATTCATTCAAGAATCTTTTAAACTGTCTTGGATTTCCGTTTAATCCACTATTCAATAAATATGATATTTTTCTTGATAGACTATAAAAACTTGAAATATCATCAGAATTATCAAATTCCACTACACTGTCTGGTAGTTGAAATTTTGATGTATTTGTTCTAAATTGCTCAATACAATTATTCTTCAAAGTTTCAAATCGCTCTTTGTTTAATATCGTTGAACAAAATAACAATGTTAAATACATCTCCGTTTCTGATACTGTCATTGTAGGAATCCTTATAGGATATTGAATTATTTTTTCCAAATACTCTTTACCAATATTAATTTTATGTTCTGTTTCAAAAATACTATCAGAATATTTTTGACGAATTGCATATGCGATTTGTCTTTCATCAGCACCAAATACAAAAGCAACTTTCCCGTTAAACAAAAATAATCTCATAGCTTCAAAAATTTCTAAAATAGTATCTGGTAAACATCTATCCATTTCATCCACATAAATCACTACTCTAGAAATACCACTATCTTCTATTAATTTACCAAAATCATTTCTAAAGTTTGCTACATCGTTTCTTAGAGATTCATGAGATACAATTGCTTCATACCTATTTTTTACTCCTTCAATACTGTCTACAATATCTGTACTTGTATTTTCAGCTATTCCAATAATATTTAACGGATTGAGTATGGATGAAATTATTGTAGAAGAATTTTTTATTAATGCAGTAGATAATTCGAAAATACTAATACTTTTTCTTAGATGATAAAATTTATCTTTTAAAGTTTCTTTATTTTTTATTTTTACTTCAATTTGATCTAATATACAGTTAATTACCGTATTTTTAGCATCTCCATAATCTTCAAACAGCCATGAATTAAAATTTATTATCAAAGCATTATTATCTTTTTTGCAAAGTACTTTTTGGCTAATAGACATAATACTCGATTTCCCACTTCCCCAATCACCATAAACACCGATACTTGCCGGAAGCAAACTATCATCCATTACTATTTCATTAACCAAATCTGCAATATACTCAAAATCTATATAATCTATATTTGATTCGCTATCTTTCCACATAAAAATCCTCCCTGATCTATGCATTCCATAATTTCATATATATCACGATTAAATTTCTCACATATTTTTAACAACACATCTGTAGTTACATTTTCATCTTTCTTTAATTTATAAAATGTACTTCTACTAATTGCTGTTTTATCAATTAAATCTTTGTGTTTTATATCTTTGTCTATCAATAATTTTCCAATTTTTACAATTTTTTTATCTAAATTTCATTTCCATGACCTCTATTCAATTTATTCTCTCAGTTTATAGTTTATTATATCATACTTTAGTATATTTTTTTATACCATTCTATTGACACAGATTAAATAATCATATAAAATAATAATGCGCAGTGCGCTATCAAAGGAGGTTCTTATGATTGATGTAAAAACCAAAAATCTTACAGGTTTAAAATTTATAGATTTATTTGCTGGATTAGGAGGATTTAGACTTGCACTAGAGTCTTTTGGTGCAGAGTGTGTTTACTCCAATGAATGGGATAAATACGCACAGGAAGTATATCAAATGAATTTTGGAGATCAGCCTGAAGGTGATATTACACTCATTGATGAAAATAGTGTACCAAATCATGATATTTTGTGTGCAGGTTTCCCTTGCCAAGCTTTTTCAGTTAGTGGAAAACAGAAAGGTTTTGAAGATAGCAGAGGAACTTTGTTTTTTGATGTGGCTAGAATTGTAAAAACTAAAAATCCAAAAGTTGTTTTCATGGAAAATGTTAAAAATTTTGCATCTCATGACAATGGAAATACATTAAAGATTGTTAGAAATACAATGTTAGATTTAGGCTATGACTTCTACTCTGATGTTTTAAATTCTCTTGACTTTGGCATACCTCAAAAAAGAGAACGTATATATATGGTTTGCTTTAGAAAGGATTTGAGCATTAAGAACTTTACTTTCCCAAAACCTTTTAAGCTTTCTATATTTGTGGAAGATCTATTATTGCCTGATGAAGATGTATCAAATCTTATAATAAATAGACCTGATATGGTATTAAAAGATACAGAAATCAAAGAAAATTCAAATAAGACAATAAGAATCGGAACTGTTGGAAGAGGGGGACAAGGCGAAAGAATTTACAGTCCTAAAGGAATTGCAATTACTCTATCTGCATATGGTGGGGGTGTATTCTCTAAAACAGGTGGTTACTTAGTAAATGGTAAAACAAGGAAGTTACACCCTCGTGAATGTGCTCGTATTATGGGGTATCCTGATTCATATTTAATTCATCCATCATCAAGTCAAGCATATAAGCAATTTGGTAATTCCGTTGTGGTTAATGTTTTACAGTATATTATTAAAAACATGGGAGAAGCTTTAAATCATGAATACAGCTATATTTAAAACCTGGTTGGTAGAAAACGGTAATTCACCCAAAGTCGCTTCAGATACTATTTCCAGACTAAAAAAATTGGATAGTTCTTTAATTGAATCCCCCATCTCTTCATCAGTAGACTCTGAATTTAATAAAGATACTTGTGATCAGCTTTTAAAATGTTTTTCTAAGAGTGGTGAAAATCCTGTTATGGATTCCTTTCAATTATATTCGCTTCCTATTGGTAAAAGATCTATACACACATATAAACTATCATTGACTAAATATATAACATTTAAAAAGGAGTACCCTGACGGGTAACTCCTCCTTATTTTCTAATTGCATTTTCAAACTGGATAACATCCTTTTTTTGTTGTTCAATATCATAGTCCATTAATTCTATTGAAAATATTACATTTGCATTTCTAGTGTTAGATAACTTTCTAACCTTATAATTGCCTTTGTTTTCTCTAAGAAGATAGTCATACTTATTCCCATTAACCTTTATTCCGTCTAAATACCTATCAGAAATAATATCTAGTCCTCTAAAACTAAAATCTATCCCTGCAATGCCCATAGCATACTCAAAATCAGGCTTATTGGAATTATTTAAGCTAGATGAACCACTCTTCTTTTCTCTATACTTTGCTGTTACGTCAAAATATTTAGGAAATTGGTCTATTGGAAATATCAAGAACTCCCCTTCGTCTTTTGTTATAAAAAATTCTGTACCTTTTTCTTTATAATAGTTAATTATCCAATTATAAAATACTGGTTTTGGCATATTAATATCTGAACCCGCTGTCCCTGAATTGCAAAATCCATCAAAATTTCTATCCATAAAATTAATTATCATTCTAGTATATTCATTTTCTTTTGTCTTGTTTTTAGGAGAATACTTAAAGGTTTTAGTATTTGAATCTGGCAATAAAACAAACTGTCCGCATTGTGCATTTGACATTTTGGCTTCAATATAAAATTTTTTTCTTCCGTTATTAAATAGTATATCGCTGACTGTTGAATCCGATTCTCCTTGTAGTTTAAATAATTTATCATATTTTTCACTTAAATATACTACACATTCATTTTCAAATTTTTTCCAGCTCATTGCTTTTCTCCCTTAATGTTTTTAAAATAATTTCTCCAATACTTTGTATAACATTAGCAGTCATAGCATTGCCGGCCTGTTGCAATAAATGGCGGTTGCTTACTATACCTGCTACTCTATCAATTCTATCATCCTCAAACCCCTGAAATTTCAAAGCTTCTGTTCCTTTAAGGTAATATATCTTTTTATTACAAACATAATAGATACCGTCTCTATGTGCCCTCAAAGTCGGCATCCTATTACGATACAGTCGTAAATCTGACATTCTTGTGTCTATAACAATATTTTCCATTTCCAAGATTTCTGATAATCTGAATTTTCCCATATTTTTTTCATTGTTCAAATATTTATTTGAAAACCATTCAAAATCATCATCAGACATATAATTGTCTGTAGGATTAAAGAAATTTCTAATTTCGACTCTTTCTTTAGGTTGCGGCCAACTCAATTTATCAATTTTTATTGCCTCATCAAATCCAATAATATAAATTCTTTGTCTCATATGAGGAACACCAAAATCAATACTATTTAAAATCTTGTAGAACACTGAATACCCCGTTTCTGATAATGAGATAAGTATTTTTTCAAAGGTTTTTCCTTTATCATGAGTAACTAATCCTTTTACATTTTCAAAAATAAAAACTTTTGGTTTCTTTTTCTTGAGTATATCAATTAAATTGTAAATTATTTGTCCTCTTGGATCTTTTGTTCCTTCTTGCCTACCTATTACAGAAAAAGTCTGACAAGGAAATCCTGCTATCATAACATCAAAATCAGGTATTTCATTACAATTTATTTTTTTTAAATTTCCATAGTTTTTATCTATCCTCTCATTGAATAATAAATTATACGTATTATTTGCAAGCCTACTTGTATCAGAAGAACCTATACAAGTCAATCCACATCTTTCTAATCCTAATCTTCCTCCACCAATTCCAGAGCAAAAATCGAAAAATGTATTAATTTCCATACTTAATCACCTACTTAAAAATATTATCCTAAATTATATCAGGTTAATACAATCTATTCCAGGTCTATTATAAATAAAATCAAAAAATACCCGGTGCAGTCCGCAGACCACACCAAGTATCTCCCATATTTCTTATCTTTTCTTCCAATCCTACCTTTCGTTTTGTCTGTTCGATTTCCTGCTGTCTCTTGCTTTTTCCTTATCTTCAGCCTTGTATTTATTGATTGCACCAAGGACGGACTCTTTTGTAGTATTTCTATACTCACTGTTTATCAAGCTTTTATCCTTGGTTTTTCCTTGTCCGGTAGACAGTTTTTGTTCTAAAAAAGCAAGTTTCTTTTCCATATTCTCTATATCTTCCCTTATCTGTGCCGATTGTTCAAATGAGTCGGCATAATACAAATCTGCTTTTCTCTCTTCAATGGCATTTTTAAGTGCCTTTATATCATTTTCTGTCTTGTCGTTCCTTTCTCCACTTCCTTTCATCTGTTCTTTTGCTTTTAAAAGCTTTGAGGATAATATCCTTACATTGCTGTGTTCTTTGCCGTTGTCATCAACGAAAGTTCTTAACTGTCCAAAGAGTTTTACAAAATCTCCTTTCTTAAACTCTTGTGGTATATCGCCCTTATCTCCGTAGGCGGAGCAGTTATAATATACCTTGTTTGCCTCTTCATCTTTAGATACGACAGAGAAATTTACGACTTTAAAATTTTCGCCGTTCTTATTTTGCCTTTCTACAACATCGACTTCTCCGACTACATTGCCCACAATATTTATCAAGTCGTCATTTTCCCTTTCAACAGCATCATTTTCTTTAATTTGCCCGTTTTCTTTAATTTCGTCAATCATATAGTCAAACTCATCATTAAGTAGGCTCATATTGTCATTTTCCATATAATTTACATATAACCTGTCCAAGGCTTGCATATCATTTATTCCTTTTTCAAAGCTATTATTGCCTTTATAAAGTTCTCGTGGTTGTCGTCCGCCATTTTTTCCAACATAGTTTTCATTTGTCTGTAATTCATCACATACCTCCATATTTTTGCTAAAATTCAAAAAGGAGCTTTTACAGCCCCTTATCTTTCACCATATTCTTTTAACTTATTTTCTTTTGTTGCACTTTCTTTTTCTTCGTCCCGATATGACCTTATTTGTTCTAAAACAGATTGCTTTTCATCAGTTTTTGTGTGGAAATTATCTTCCACATCATAGGTTGACTCGAAGTAATCACTGTCTCTAAAGTCATTGTCATATCTGTCAATGATACCGTCATTATCCATGTCTTTTGAAAGCGGATCATAAAAATTTCCATCATCATCAATTTCAAGCCTTGTAGTCCTTTTTAATTCTTCTTCGTCTACGGAAACAAAGGCTTCAAAATCCGCATTTTCCATTTCAAGTTTCATAAATTCAAGAGCCTTTTCTTCACTTCCGCTTTCTTTTAAATAGTCGTAATGACTTATCTCTTTGCCGTCTACAAGCTGAGTAGCCGTAAAGTCCTCAAGATTGAGTTCAAACTGTATCTCGTGCTTTTCATCGGGTGTATTGGTATATGCAATACCTATGTGCTTTAGGTCGGGATACAGAGTATCAAATTCATCATAACTGTGATTTTCTTCATACTCCCTGTTACAAAAATCTATAATTGCTCTTTTTACATCTTCTACAAGAGGATTATCATTTTTCTTTTCTTCCACTTCCCCCATATCAAGCAACTTATTAAGTTCTTCCAAGCGAAGTACCTTAGTCTTTAATTCTTCCGCCTTTTCAAAAGGTTTTTTAAGTTCTTCTTTGGCATTTTCAAGTTGCTCTTTTGTACTTTCAAGCTTTTCTTCAAGTTTAGTCAGTCTTTCGGACATCTTATCAATTACATTGTCAAGTCTTGTAATATTACCGTCGGCACTTGTTCCAAATTCTCCTGTATGCTTTGTCGCACCGTTTAGAGTAAAAGTATGTTGATTGCTGAATCTGTCATAGCTTACTTCCAGTTCCATATTTCTATATTTGCCTATTACCTTGCTTTCATCAATTTTTACCGTCTTAATGGCATCAAGTAACTTTTCGCCGGCAAGTTTCTTATCAGCTATTTTCTCATCACCTATGGTAATTGAAGTAAACTTTTCTTCTCCTATTCCTTGCGGTTCAACATTTCTCATATCCGTCTTTACCGCCTCAATTAATTTTTCCGTTCTTGCAATTTCTTGAGGATATATCTTTGAAACCTTATCTTCAAGTTTATAGCGATTGGATTTGAAATTCGACTCAAGCATTTTAAGTTTTGTAACCTCATTGTTCAAGTCCATCTTTTCCTTAATTCTCTTATCACCAGTGGCAAGAGCCTTAATCTCAGCATAGTTTAGACTGCTTTCATCTATGTCTTCAGCCACTCTTAGAGGTGTCTTACTCGTCATAATCTGAGAGATGAACTTCTGCTTATTTTCTATGGTCTGCCATAAATAGGCATCAAATGTGTTTTCCGTTACATAGCGATAGATATTTACTTCCTTGTTTTCATTACCTTGGCGAACAATTCTGCCACTTCTCTGTTCAAGATCCGCCGGTCTCCAAGGCACATCAAGGTCATGAAGTGCAATCAACTTGTTTTGCACATTTGTGCCGGCTCCCATCTTCTGAGTAGAGCCAAGTAATATTCTTACATCACCTTTTCTTACCTTTGCAAATAGTTCATCCTTTTGTTTATCCGAATTTGCCTCGTGAATAAAGGCAATCTCTTCTTTTGGAATACCTAAACCTACAAGTTTATCCCTGATATCATCGTAAATATTAAACTCTCCGTCGCCCTTTGGTGTGGACATATCTGAAAATATGAGTTGAGTAGACTTGTCATCTCTTGTCTTATCCCATATACTAAAGACATTTTTCACGCAGACATTGACCTTTGAATTTTCATCATCGGGAAGTAGGGAATTGATTAATCTTTGGTCAAGGGCAATTTTCTTACCGTCATTTGTGATTTTAAGCATATTGTCCTCATCGGGTTCTACCCCTTTATTTCTAACTCTATCCGCTCTTTCAGACAGACTCTTTAATATCTCTTTTTGCTCAATGCTCGGCTGTGTCTTAATGACTTCATAGTTGGCTTTTGGTACGGGGAGATTAAGCATATCTGCGGTTTGAATATCTGCCACTTCCTTAAACATGGACATAAGTTCCGGTAGATTGTAAAACTTTGAAAATCTCGTCTTAACTCTGTATCCTGTCCCTTCGGGAGCAAGTTCAAAGGCGGACTGTGTTTCTCCAAATGTACTTGCCCAAGAGTCGAAATGCTCAAGTCCGTTTTTCTTAAGCTCATCATACTGTAAATATCTCTGCATTGTATAAAGTTCAGTCATAGAGTTTGATACAGGTGTTCCTGTGGCAAATACAACTCCCTTGCCGTTTGTCATTTCGTCCATATATCTGCACTTCATAAACATATCTGAAGACTTAAAGGCTTCAGACTGCCCTATACCTGCCACATTTCTCATCTTTGTATAAAGATACAGGTTCTTAAATCCATGTGCTTCGTCCACAAAAAGCTTATCTACACCCAGTTCCTCAAAGGTTATTACATCGTCTTTCTTAAAATCATCGTTTAGTTTTTCAAGTCTTACTTCCAATTTCTTTCTCGTTTTTTGCAGTTCCTTCACCGTAAAATTCTGATTTCTGTCGTGCTTATACTCTTCCACATAGGCAATAATCTCATCAATTTGATCTTGTATATGCTTTTGCTGATACTCTCTTGACATCGGGATTTTTTCAAACTGCGTATGACCTATAATCACGGCATCGTATTCGCCGGTAGCAATCTTTCCTATAAATCTCTTTCTGTTTTTCGGCTCAAAGTCTTTTTTATCAGCCACCATAATATTTGCACTTGGGTATAACTGCATAAACTCTCTGCCAATTTGTCCCGTAAGGTGATTAGGGACTACAAAAAGTGATTTACTGCACATACCGAGCCTTTTAGACTCCATAGCACTTGCCACCATTTCAAAGGTCTTGCCGGCTCCTACCACATGGGCAAGTAAGGTGTTGCCACCGTACAAAGTCCGTGCTATTGCATTTTTTTGATGTTGTCTAAGAGAAATATCTATGCTCATTGAGTCAAAGGTAAGATTACTACCGTCATATTCACGATTTCGTATTGAATTGAATTTCTCGTTATATATCTTTACAAGTCTGTTTCTTCTTTCAATATCGTTAAATATCCAGTTTTTAAACTCTTCTTTTATCAGTTCCTGTTTTTGACCTGCAAGCATGGTCTCCTTTTTATTTAAGACAGAAGTCTTTGTACCGTCATCATTTACGACTTGGTCAAACACCTTTGTTTCTTTTAAATTCAAGGCATCTTCAATAAGCTTATATGCACTTACTCTGCCTGTTCCGTAGGTCATCTCCGCAAGGTCGTTTCCCTTGTCCTTACTCTTGCCCTCAATATTCCATTCACTTGTCAGATGTGAAAACTTCACCTTTATATCCCACCTTGCCCAAGTAGGTGTCTTTAATGTATCAAAGATAAATCTTTCTATATCTTTTGCCGGTATCCATGTAGCACCGAGCCTAACATTAATCTCACTTGCCTCAAGGTCTTTAGGCATTACATTTTGCAGTTCAGACCTTTGATACTCAAGATTTTTTAATTCTTTTTTCAATACTTCTTTTTGAATTTCACTGTTATCATCAAGCATTCTTTCTGATTGTTTAAGTCTTGATATATAGCTGTCTATAACAGATATCTTCTCCCTAATATTTCCACTTAGATACTCGTCTTTTGTTACATAGGTATAATTAAATGAATTACTTCTATCACTGCAAGCAAATGGCAAATCTCCGTCTTTTAAATCAAAGGAAAGTTTTTGATTGTATTTTGTATTTTCATCTCTTATGTTTAAAAATATCTCTCCTCTTAATTCTTCGATAAGGGTATTTCTGTTTTTGCTGGTAAGACTTTCCATATATTCAAAGTCAACATATCCCCTTTGTGAAACGGACAAGACAAGTGCTTCAAGTGAAGTGTCCACATGGTCGATTATTTTTGCCTTTGTGATTGTCCTTTTGGAAAATATATCTCCCTTTGCTTTGAAATTATCTTCTTCATCAAGTATTTCTATTGATGACACAAGAGGAAAGTTACTGTCATCTTTTAAGGCTCTTGTATTGCTAAGACTGTTTACAAAGCTGTGCTTTTTGGAAAAGTCGTCATATACCTTATTTAATCTTTTTTGTGCAGATATTATTTCTTCTTCGCCAAAATCTTCCTTTTGCTTGTAGATAACATCTTTTAATGCGGAATTCAGCTTTAGATAATCTCTTATTTTCTCCTTGTTTTTATCTGTTACTTCCTTTTTGACAAAAAGCGAGTTTTCCCTGTAATATACTTCGTTATCAATAATCGTATATGAAAAGTTTTTGACATCGTCTGTCGCCGGTATACTGCTTATCTCATCTTCCAACAGCTCTATTTCTTCATATCTTGCATTTGATGATATTTCCTTGCTTGCCTTAGCAAGTAACGCCTTTAAATCACTAACTTCTTTTGGCAGACAAGCTAAAGTATTTCCAAATCTGCCGGACATCTCTTTCATATCTCCAAGTATCATCTGCGGATTATTTACAAAATACTTGTTGTATGTCAACCCTTTTTCATCTTCTACCAGATGTACCCACTCATCATCTCTTTGTCTTATACTGTCTCGTTTTTTAAGAAAGATTATATCTGAGGTTACTTCCGTTCCGGCAACACCCTTAAAGGTATCATTCGGAAGTCTTATCGCTCCCAAAAACTCCGCCCTTGCATTTATATACTTTCTGATACTCTCATCTTTTTTATCCATAGTCCCACTTGAAGTGATAAAGGCTATAATTCCGCCGTTTCTCACCTTGTCTATGGACTTTGCAAAGAAATAGTCGTGAATAAGGAAGTTGTTTTTGTTATACTCTCTGTCATTTACCTTAAAATCGCCAAAAGGGACATTACCGATTGCTACATCAAAGAAGTTATTTGAAAATGCCGTTTCTTCAAAACCTTTGACCTGTATATCGCTGTTTGGATAAAGTAGCTTTGCAATGCGTCCGCTTATAGAATCAAGTTCCACTCCGTAAAACTTAGACTTTTCCATTTCATTAGGCAGACTTCCGATAAAGTTTCCAACTCCCATTGACGGTTCAAGGATATTTCCGCCCTTAAATCCCATATCAGACAGGGTAGAGTAGATACTGTCAATTACCGTTTTAGGTGTATAAAAGCTTGTAAGTGTGGACTGACTTGCCAAGTCATATTCAGCTTGTGATAAATTATCTTTTAAAAACTTCCTTGCCACTTCCCACTGACCGCTTTTACTCTCGTCAAAGACTTCTGAAAGTCCGCCCCAGCCGACATACTTTGAAAGGACTTCCTGTGCATTGATATCAAGTTCTCTTTGTCCACTTTCTATACGATTAAGCATGGAAATCGCCTCAAGGTTGTTATTTAATCTTTCACTTGGTGTCAAGCTTTGCGGTAAAATTTCATCTGTGATTTTAAAATTTGATATTTTGCCTTTTATACCGTCTTTTACCTTATCTTCAAGTTTTTCTTCTTCGTTGTCTTTTATTTTATCTGTTTCTGTCTCTGTTTCTTTTTCTTTTTCCTCAAGATTAAACAGTCTTGTCAAATCACTTTCAAGTCTGTATACAATAACTTCCGAGCCTGTAATCATACCGCCAAGATACTCGTTATTATCCTTAATCATCACTGTCTTTAAGTTATTTCCCATATCGTCAAATCTTGTTACGGTAAAGCTTTTATCCTTGTATTTAACCTCATCTCCGATAAGCAGCCTTGGTCTGTCAAAACTTATCTTTTTCAAAAGCTCTTCATCACTTCCGTATCTTATTATAGGGTAGTAATTATTGCCTTTCCTTGTAGGCTCAAGTATGAGTTCACTGTTGCCAAGCCCCTCATTTTTATTTATTTCGCTTATCTTATACTCTTCGTGCTGAGTATATACAATCTTTCCTATGGACAAGTCCAAGTTTTTATCATCTTGCCTTGCATAGTCAAAAAGGCTTGCCTGTTCAATCTTTTCACTGTTTATGTTTCTTTCTTCCAAAACAGGATAGTCATCTATTTTCAAAGGCTTATATTTTCCGGTATCAACTAATCTGTCTACCTTTGTGCTTTCAATATAGCTTGCCCCTTTTTTAAGATTATATATCTCTCCGTCAACTTCGACCTTTCTTCCTGTATATTCAAGTCGGATTGCAAAACTGTCTGTCTTACTTGCAAGTATAAATTCCGTACCGACCTTTACAGCTACTTTTTCATCTGCATTTTTCTTGGCATAGATTTTAAGTCTGTCTACAAATTCCTTCATATCTAAAGCTGAGATATTTTCTTTAAACTCGTCTATTTGCTCAGTGCTTATCTCATCTCTTACAAGGTATCCTTTAATCACATTGAATTTTGCAATGTCAATATCCAAGGCTTTTAAATACTTTATCTTGTCGGAAGTAATGCTGACATTACCCTTATTCATATCATCAATAAGCCATTTTAAATGCTCCATCTTCCATGCCGATAATCTCGGATTTGCTATTTCCGCTATCTCGTTACTGCGAAAACCGTATTTTTTAATGGCACTCATAATCTCTTCCAACTGCTCATCATCAAAGTCGTTTAGGGTGATATTCGTATATTGCAGGGCTAGTTCAAGTTTGAGTGTGGCAAGTTTGCTTATAGCCTCTTCTCTCATAAGTTCATACTCATCTACTACCTTATCGACTTCTTCGGCAAAATCGGAACTTAGACTGTCTGTATCTTCATCTTCTTCATCAATTACGTTTATGTCGGAATTATCTTTTGCGTCAAAAAAGGGAGCTGTCTTAGCTCCCTTGGTTTCAACTTCTGTTATATTTTCTAAACTTCCACTATCTCCCTTATTGTCATCTCTTTGAGTGCGGATATCATCGCCTTGTACTGCGTATCTTCCTGATTTTCTATCTTCCAAGCTTTCATCATCTTCGGCTTTTCTTTTCTCATAAAGTTTATCGCCTGTCTTTGAATATCTATCAGATGATTTATCAATTTCTTCTCCTTGTAAAGGTCTATCATCATTTCGTAGCGGTTTTGTGCCAGATATTCGAGTCTCATCACTGCGTATGTCGGATTTAGAAACTCCTTGATAAAGTCCTTGTCCTCTTCCAATTGATTCAAGGTCTTTTCCTTGATTGTATCTATTATCTGATCCGTACTTTCCATATGTGAAAACTCGCTCATCTTCGTCATCATTTCTTTGGTCATTTGATCGAACAGCATTTTCTTTACCTCCTAAATTTTTATCATCTTGATTTTTTTCATTGCTGTTTATATTATACTCTGCACTTGTATTTTTTGTCAGCACCTGATTTGCAAAAAGACTCCCTGTACTTTTCATAGTTTCTTCGATGATATGGTTGCAAGCATTTGAAATACAAGTACCTACACTCATCAAAGAAATTTTATCAAGGTATTTATAACTGTCTCTTACATTATCTATATCAATAGGGTAGTTGTACTTAAATCTGCTTGAAACGGCATAGCTTACAGAATTTCTAATAAAATGGACAAATAAGTTTTTGTCCTCGTCTTCAATTCTTAGATTGTTGGCAAGCTCATAAATGCTTTTATCCGCATATATTCTACTAAGTGAATATATGTTTTCACTCATAATCTCGCTTGCACTGTAACCTTGACTTTCAATCATATCTTTTAAGGCTTTTTCATCTTTGTACCTGTCAAAAGACCAAAGTTCAACTTCATTGACATTTTTGTCTATGGATACTGTCTGACTGATATCAAAGATATATCCTATCTTTTGGAAAGTGCCTGTAGTGTTTATGACAGGTATACCTCTTTGTCCCCGCATAACTGTTCTGTTAAATCTTTCCCTCCATACATCAAAGCTTGCACAAGCAGTTGCATTTGGATTTTTGTCATAGATGCTTAGCTGACTTAAAAAGTCGTATCTTTGGTTGTTTCCTATGACTTTTAAAAGTTTCAGATACTCTTTTTCACTATGCAAAATATCCTGTTTTACAAGCTCGATTATGTTGTAAAAGTCATTTGTTCTCATTTCTACCTCCTTTTATTGTGTTTATTGCATGAAAAAAGACGATATTTCTATCGCCTTTAGATATTAGTATTTTATATCTAATCTCTTATTACTTCATAATCTCTATCATCAGAAAATGTTAATCCTAAAGCTACATATATTTAATTCTTTAATAGAATTTTCGAATTCTTCTTAGCAAATCTTCTTCATTACTATTATCTTTTATATAGTCAACATATTGGTGAGATTGAGTTTCTAAATAACTTAACCACCCCTGCAATGAACCAATATAATTATCGTCAAGTGTACTCAATGATGAATACTTACCTACATAATTATTTCCTGAGTCCCATGTTTCATGTCTTACGGGATATAAAAAACGAGTTTCTGTTGACTCAATTACATGAGCATAGCCATTTCCGTCTATTACAAGCACGTTATTAGTTCTATCATCTGCTTTTCTCATTTGTTCTTCAATTTCTTTTTTTGTAAATATGTGTTCAGGCTTTCCATTAGGAGATAATTCTATTGAAAAATAGTTATGAACTATTTTATCTGTTGAATAGTTAGCTGTTTTAATATTTTTAAGCATAATATCATTTAACCTATCATGAGTTTTTATAGCTTCATCAATCGTATAAACATAATATATATCTGGCAATATATTAGAATCTTTTAAAAATATACCTTTTTTAGTTAGTAATTCATCGCTTAAGCCCATATACAATGTACTAGAATCTATAATACCAGCCTTATTTAAATTTAGCTTGAAAAAAAATTTAATTTTAGTAGAATAGTCAATGATTTCAGGCTTTATTGCTTCAATATAATTCCAAGTTAAACAATTATTTTCAATATACTTATCTCTAATACTAAGTAATTCTAAATTTTTTTTTGAAACTCTAGAATTTATACCATTATTAGACTTTTTTTTGAATGGATTCTCTCTAAAATCGTTGTTATTCAATATTAAATCTTCCAACTCTTTAGGGGGTAAATTTTCATAGGTTTTATTTGTTTTTAACATATTTTTAATCAGATTATAAGTTTTAAAAATATGCTCAATATACTTTCCAAAGTCTTCATTAGAACACATCGCATGACGACCATCGTATACTGCGTTAATAGCATTATAAGGTCCGCCTTTTAGTACAAAAAGAAATTTTCCCTTAAAGTATCTCCGTACTTCCTTATATCCATCCGGAAATTTTTTGCCAGTTTCATAGTCATATACTTTATAGGTTGCATATTTTGCGTCAACATAATTTCCAGGATAATCTTCGATAAGGAACTCATAGCTTATATTGCCATATTTACTAAATATTGGTTCCATTTCCTCTAATTCAAGTAGAAAGTAACTCCAACCAAAATCTTCTTCAAATCCCTTAAAAATCAGTCTTTTAGGCTTTATTATATGACAGAGCCCTAAAGTATCATAAAGATATACACAATCCTCTTCTGTCGCATTTTCACAATATGAAAAATCAAGTCCCCCACCGTCAGGATATAGCATATGATTATATGCTGGCGTTGCACCTATTATATTTAAAACTTTAATAATTTGATTATATTGTTCCCATACTGCATAAGAAGGAGGTGTATCAATAAATATTTCGTTTTTCAAAAAATTCCAATCACTATTTTGAGCTCTATCTTCATCTTTATAAATCTCAATCCACTGACAAAGTCTTGCTTTAAATTGTGAGATATTCGGTCGTAGCAAAGGATCATTTTCTGTTGACTCTTTAAGCAATAGTTCAATTTCAGCTGTGTGTACATTCTTATATTTAGGATTGTGCCTTAAACTATGACTTCTATCCAAAAAATTATATACACCATCAAATCCTTTTTCATCTCCACTCAACAACATCCACATTGTTTTTGCTAATGAGTAAACATCTGCATTGCCTGCTTCAGCTTGTTTGGGATTCCTTTTCATTTCAGGTGCAATAGTAAATATTGCACCTAATCCTTTATCAGATTGTGTCAAATCTTGATTATCCGGAAAGTCAACCAGTCCAAAATCCCCAAACGACAATCTTTTATTATACAAATAAATGTTGCTCGGTTTTATATCCCTATGATATATTTTTTTTAAATGTAATTTCTCCAAAGTTTCTGATAATTGAATTACTCCTTTGACAATTTCTGTAATATTAAGTGAGTCTAGAGTTTCCATCACAGGTATAGCAATAGGCATAATGTACCAATACTGCTCTTGGTTACTCTTAATGATAGGTATAATTCCTGGAATTGATTTATAATTGTCTTGTGCTACTATAATTTCATTTATAAATCGTATTTTCTTTTCTCTGCTTCTGTTTCTTAATTCTTTTAATGCATACTGTTTGTGTTCTTTTTTATCTTCTACCAAATATACATCAGCATTCCCACCTGTTCCTAATGTTTTTATTTCATCATATTCATAAGTCCAGCTTTTTGTTTTTCCCATCATTCGATACCTTTCAAAGTTTTATAGATATATTATAAATATTCAAGTTCTTAATTTGGCATTTCAAAAAACACAATTATTCTCATAGAAATTTATTTTTTTATATCAGCATTTTTTATATTAAACTTAGTCGATTACTTGCCACCAATAAGTGTAAATCACACAGATTTTATATTTATGAAAAATAGCCCTTCTTATATTAATTTTTATAATTACTTGTAACAGTTTTAATATAAAGTTATCAAATAAGTCTATTAGATATAGTGTTGAACGGAACTTTATCTGATGCCTCGTGCGTCAAATTAAAATGTGCCGTTTTTTCTTATCACAGGCAAGCAGAACATGAGAATGTTCTGCTACGCTCACATTTAATTTGCCAATTTCTGCAAATTAGGGCATCAAATAAAATGCCTTCTACAATATAGTATTATATTATAAATTGCTGTTTCATCAATCAATATCATATAATTTTCTTATCTATTTTTCTACTCTGCAAATACCCTACATACTATATCTTCAATCACATTCACCACAATACTGTTTCCTGCATGTTTATACAATATCGATGACATTTTTCCTTTCTTTTGTGGATATATTGTTCTCAGCTTGTCAAAGTCCTCATCATCAAATCCCATAAGTCTGAAACATTCTCTTTCTGTTAGATATCTATACTTGCCGTTACCAAGATCAACTATACCCGAATTTGGCACTCTTACCTGTCTTGTGGAAATAGTGTAGGCGAATTTATCAATCACTTGTAATCTGCCCTTAAAGTTCTTATTTTGCGGATCGTTTCGTAAAAATCTAAGCATTGACTCCTGTCTTACTTCGTAGATGTCGGGTACATCTTTTTCAATAAACTCTGATATGTTTTTTGCCGGTATTTTCTTCAGTTTTTCAAAATCAAAGTTATTTTTCCCCAATATACTTACTACAAATATTCTCTCACGTTTTTGTGGTATTCCAAAGTCCATTGCATTTAGTATCTTATATTTACTTTCATATCCAAGTCTTTCCATTTCTTCCAAGTAATGAAAAAAGGAAGTCCTCATATTTTTATCGAGAACTCCCTTTACATTTTCCCAAAGTACAACTTTAGGTCGCATATTCATTTCTTCAATTATTCTTATAGTTTCAAATAACAGACTGCTCCTTGTTCCAGTTCCTTTTGCTCCACCTTTTTTCTGTCCCACACGACTGAAATCTTGACAAGGACTTCCGTGCATCAGTAAATCAATTTTTTCATTCGGTGCGTGATAACCTACAATATTTTTTGGTGTAAAATCGGCATTATACAAGGTGTTATAGCTTTTAACGCAGTTTTTATCTATCTCCACATAGTCAACTACTTTGTGAGGTATTTCCTGCCTAATCAACGCCTTTCTTACAGCTCCTATACCGCCGAAAAGTTCCAATATTTTTATCTTCCCAATAATAATCACTCCTTTACTTGTTTAATCTTTTCTCCACAGAATCACCTTATTTTATCCATTTAAGTTCAGTTGTACCTGTATAGCCAACCTCCCACACAAACCAAGAAAAAGCTATCGCACCTCTTTTATATTTCTCAAATTCAGCATTTTTAGCACAATTAAGCCTTTTGGAAAATACATATACTCTTGGCGGATATTTTTTAAACAGCTCATATCTTTTTTGCCCTTCCAAAAATGCCAAACGAAAAAGCATTGCTATCTTTGTTCCTGATTTTGAGATTTCAAGAGCATGTCGTATAAACTTGTCGGCACAAAAATAGGGCGGATTTGTTACTATATCTAAGTCATTTTCTTTAACTGTAAAAAAATCTACTTCTTTTTCTTCCCCATACCCTCTGTAACAAATATACGTCGCTTTAACCTTATATCCATATTCTTTTAATACCTTTCCGATATGCCCCTGTCCACAAGCCGGTTCATAGACTGTTGTTTTAAATTTTTCTCTGTTTAAAAGTTCCTCTATGGCTCTTTTATCTGTTGCATAAAAATCTAAAGCCTCTCTGTTTTCATCGAGTTTCATTAAAGTATCAAACATAGGCTAAACCTCTTGGCACTTGGTGATAGTATCCTTTATTTCAGCCTCTATACCCTTTAAAAATTCTTTCTTGGAAGATTTGCCCTGTGCTATATCAGACAGTTCCATTTCCCATTTGGCTGTGGTTTCAGCAGATTTAAAATTATCTGCAACAATATTTATAAGGCTTTTTCCTTTTTCAGTTGCAGTCAGATTTTTCTTATCTCTTTCTATAAAACCTTTGTAGATTAAGTTTTCGATAATACCCGCCCTTGTTGCCGGTGTTCCCAGTCCTTTTCTTTCCACTTCAACATCTTTTTCTAAAGCTTCATTTCCTGCCACTTCCATAGCCTTCAAGAGTGTGTCCTCATTAAAATGTTTCGGAGGTTGAGTGTATTTTTCTTTTATCTCCTTATCCGTTATTTCAAGTACATCACCTATATTTACGTCAGGTAAAACAATATCTTCATTTTTCTTTGGCTTATACTCTTTCAGATACTTAGTAAAGCCCTCATCTGAAATCACCTTACCACTTGCTTTGAAGTCAAATACATCTCCTTGGCTCTCATATACTGCAACAATCTTTGTAATATTTTCAATCAGCGGATAGCCTACACTTGCGTGAAATTTATCAGATATTAACCAATATACTTTGGCTTCACTTAGAGGAAGCTGAGATACATCTTCTTTTAATGAGCTGATTGTCGATATTATTGCATGGTGATCTGTAACCTTAGCTGAATTGAAAATGACCTTAATACGCTCTGTATCAAAGTCATTTTTTCCCAGAATATTATTTACTGTGCTTATAATCATATCTGTTGTGAGGTATCTGCTGTCTGTTCTTGGATAGGTAATCAGCTTCTTTTCATACAGACTTTGTGCATAATCAAGTGTCTGTTTTGCACTATATCCGAAATACTTGTTACACTCTCTTTGAAGTGTTGTTAAGTCAAAAGGCAAATCAGGCTTTGTAATCTTTTCCTTTTTCTCCACATATTTAATTGTAATTGTATTTCCTACCGTATTTAATAAATCTTTTGCAATTTCAAGTTTATCAATCCTGTCCGTCGAAAGAGTAAATCCGCCAAGATTAAGTTCCACAGTATAGTATTTTTCTTTCTTAAAGTTTGATATTTCATAATCTCTGTCAACAATCATAGCAAGGGTAGGTGTCTGAACTCTACCCACAGAATAGTTTTGCTTATATAGGCACGAATAAAGTCTGCTGATGTTCATTCCAACAAGCCAATCTGCAATGGCTCTTGCCTGTGCTGATTCAAAGAGATTATCATAAACATTTCCGTCTTTTAGATTATCAAAGCCCTCTTTAATTGCAGAATCTTCCATTGATGAAATCCAAAGCCTTTTCATCTTCTTTTTGCAGTTTGCTTGAAGATATACAAGTCTAAAGATTGCTTCTCCCTCCCGTCCTGCATCACAGGCATTGATAACTGTATCAATCTCCTTATCATTCATCAGTTTTTTTAGGACTGCAAACTGCTTCTTTGTTGCCTTTGCCACTTCATATTTGTACTCTTTTGGAATAATCGGCAAGTCGTCAATATTCCATTTTGCATACTTTTCATCATAAGAATCGGGATTTGCCATTTGAATTAGGTGTCCAACACACCAAGAAACTATATATCCGTTCCCCTCATAATATCCGTCTTTTTTATTCTTTGCTCCAATCACTTTGGCTATGGATAGGGCAACACTCGGTTTTTCTGCTATCACAAGTTCCATATCGTTTTTCCTCCTTGTTTTCAGTAAAATAGGGCGAAAGTTGTGATTCTTCCGCCCTGTGTTATGTTCTGAATATTATATGTTTTTCGTGAAGAATTATTCTTCTAATTCATCTTCTCTGTCATCTGTTTCATCTTCCGTTTCCTGATTTTCAACTTCTTCATTTTCCATTTCTTCATTGACTTCCGCTTCCGAGAAAAAATCATCATCTTCCTCTAAGGCTTCCAGTTCCTTATCTTCTTTCTTCTTTGCTATCTTGAAATAATATCCTGCTCCCAATGCACCCAAAGTTACAAGAGCAAGCAGGATATATGTTCCAGTGCTGCTTTTTTCTTCCTTTTTTTCAGGCTTTACTTCTTCCGTTTTCTCTTGTTTTACAGGTTCTTCCTTGACTACTTCTTTCGGTTTTTCCTTTGCTTCAACCATATTGAGCAGATCATCTTCGGAAACTTCGGTAAGGAGCATTACATTTTCTCCCTGTTCATCGTGATTGATAATGAGGTGAAAGGTCTTACCGTTCTTCGTCTTAAAGGTAATAAACTGTCTGGCATCAGCGGAATATTTATCGGTTTCCTTATTCTCCTTATCGCTGTTATGATGAATCGGATAATCTTGATTGGCATTATCCTTGTTTTCCGTAACGGAAGCCCTTGCTTTTGAGGGAGCGGAAGCCACTCCCTTATTTGTATTTGCCTTTTCACCGTTTGAAGCCGCATTATTTTGTTTTAAGTTCTCAGGTTCTTTCGCATTTAACTTATTGGGATAGCGGACTTCTTTTTCTTCTTCCTTTTTAATAACTGTAATTTCCGGTTTTTTCGGTTCTTCTTTTAGTGTTTCCTGTGCTGCTTCTTTTTCATCAACCTGTGCATAGGCTACCGATGGGTAAGCTGCCATAATGACCATAACCACAAGAAGCAAAACTGTCATTAGCCTTGTAAATACCTTATTTTTCATAACTGTTCTCATCTGTTTTCTCCTTTTTCGTTTCTGTTTGTTCCTTTTTAACCTTTGCCATTAAATCTGTAATTGTGATGTTGTTCTTCCTGCAAATGGCAACAATCTCCTCATTTTCAAGTTCTTCTTCACGAATCAATAAAGGCTCCAATTCTTCATCAATCAGAGCCTTCTTATCCCTTAACTTCTTTATCTTGTTTTTTACTGCTGTAAGTTCTTTTTTCACATTTTACCGTCCTTTCATCGTTTAACGAACTCTACCGAATCCATAGAAATGTTCTCTCCAGTAAGGTGTATTGATACTGACAAAGCGAATCGGATCTCCTGCGTGTATCATCATTCCGTTCCCTGCGTAAATGCCGACGTGAGATATTGGACTTCCACTGTTATAGGTGTTTTTAAAAAAGATTATATCTCCCGCCTTTGCTTCCGATGGTGATACGGGATTGCAGTAAGTTTTGTAAATTCCCCAAGCGGTCGTTCGTGGCATATTTTTTACTCCCGAATGGGTAAAGCTCCAACACACAAAGGACGAACAGTCGAAGTTATTCGGCCCGTTCGCCCCAAATACATATCTCTTTCCGATATGCTTTTCCGCTTCGTTAAACAATGCCTTCACCGTTACATCATCAAAGGCAATTCCCGGATTTGAAAAGTCGGGATTCTCTACAATCTCCGATAAATTTCCGTTTCCGCTTCCAAAGACAGTTTCCATATTTCCTTTAGATGCAAGCAGTGCTTCATAGTGAAGAACATTATCGGGATACTCTGCAAAGATTTCTCTTACAACACTGTCCATTTCTCTTTTCTTCAGCGTTACTATGAGCTTCTTATACTCATAGGCTTCTTCATGGCTTTCGGTATGCTCATTGCCATCTTCATCGGTATATGTTTCCGTAACTGTCCTGTATCTGATTTCAATTTTTTCCCGATAAGATAAATCATACATCTTTGTAAAAAGGTCATTGATGATGCTTTGAACTTCCTTTGAATTCTTAATTTCTCCACATCTTGAAGTGATGTAGGATAAAAGTTCATGGGTATTGTGTCCGATTTCTCCCTCTTTTTCTATGATGTATTCATCATAGCCGGGATAATTTCCCTCTACGGAATCTATCTCCTCCTGTAGTCCTTCCTCCAATCCCGAAAACTGCTGATTGATTTCACTTAGCACAGTTTGGTTGGAAAGATAGGTTGTGGTTAATACTCCGCTTGTAGAGTTCATCATTCCAGTCATAGATGTGCCTGCAAAGTTGGTAAAGAAAGTCAGTAAAATAATAAGACCTATGACAATCATCATAAGTCCCTTTGCTTTTCGTACGATCATTTCCTTTGAACTCTTTAAGGTGTTAATAACTCCTTCCTTAATCCTGTCCCTAAGCCTTGATTTATTCTGCTTTCTTATAGTATCTTTCATTTGCTTACGCTTTTGAAATCTCTTAAAGGTATCAGCTTTCTTGTACTCATCCGTTTTCTTTAATTCCTCTTTGGCTTCCCGAAACTCCAGCTTTGATTTACGCTTTCGTATCTTGTAATCTTTTTTGCTGAGATCATAGCTTTTCTTAGCCTTTTTCTTATCGGCATAATTTTTTATCCCATGAAGTAATTTTGAATTGCCGTCTGCAATCTTTTCTCCGGTTTCCACACCCTGATTTTCATCACTGCCATGGGAAAGATAATCCCTTACCGTTTCACTTCCTTTTTCAAGTCCTGATAGAGCAGACACCTTTGCTACCTTATTTTTCAGTGCCTTTTTTTGCTCTTTGGAAAGCCTGTTCTTTTTTTCTTTGTCATAGACAGTTTCTTTACCGGTATTTTTGCTTTCAGCCTTATCTTTAGCATTTTCTTCTTTTGAAGTATTATCCTTACTTCTTGTATAGAGCTTATCTGAATAGTTTTTCTTCTTATACTTTTCCTTTTGAGCCTTATGCTTTTTTGAGAATTTTTCTGTCATATCCTCTTTTATATGAAGATTATCTTCCACATCATAAGCTGATTCAAAATAATCGCTGTCCCTAAAATCATTGTCATACCTGTCAATGATCCCGTCATTATCAAGGTCTTTGCCTAAAGGATCGTAGATTCGTCCGTCTTTCACATCGGTATTATAGTCTGACTTTATTTCGGCATTTCCTTTGTTGTCATTTCCTTGACTGTTATTTATCTTAACAGATTTTCTATGCCTTGCATTTTTCTTGGAACTTCCCTGAGTAAGCTCATTCTTAGAAATTCTCTTGCTTATCTTTTCGTGTATCTTATCCTGAAATCTGTCTTTGTCATGAATAATCTTCCCTCTATAATCATCCCCATGCTTTAGCTTACTACTTTCGTCAATATCAAAACTATCTTTTCCTAAAAGTTTTGCTTCTTCCTTTATTTTTTGTCTTTCGGCAAAGTCTTTTTTCAGTTTTTTATTCATAAGCCTACCTCACTTCTTCAGGTTTCGTTGTCATCTTCTTATATAAAATGGTGTCTTTTGGGAACTTGTCGATAAATGGAACTATGGTATTTCCAAAGAACAGCAGTCCCTCGCCCTCATTGGAGTTGGTAACATATTTAAGCTGAGGTTTTGAGATTTTAAGCTTTCTTGCAAGTATTTCTCTATCGCCGGATGCCTGATTAAGCATTAGTACAAAGTCCGTATTATCAAAGATATTTTCTATCTCCTTACTCATGAGTAGGTCTTTGACATTCTGCGTGATACCTGTCGGAATACCACCCCATTTCCTGAAACGCTTCCATATCTCTACTGAGTAGGAGGCGGTCTGCTCATCTTTTAAAAGCAGGTGGAACTCGTCTATATAGTATCTTGTTGCCTTATTTCCTCTGTTTAAAGATACCTTATTCCACACCTGATCCTGTATCACAAGCATGCCTATTTTCTTTAACTGACTTCCAAGCTCTTTGATGTCAAAACAAAGCAGTTTCTTATTCAAATCCACATTTGACTTATGGTTAAATACATTAAGAGAGCCTGTTACATAAATCTCCATCTCCGTTGCCAGTTTCTTGCCGACTTTTTCTTCCTGATTTTTCAGCATATCGTATAAATCCTGAAGTATCGGCATATTTTCTTTTATCGGATTGTCAAAATACTTCTCATAAATCTTAGGCAAACACCTGTCTATAACAGATTTTTCTTCCGCTGTAAGACCACTACCGCCTACTACAAGCTCAAGCATACTCATTATGAAGTTTGCCTTATCTTTAAGCGGTGCATCCCCATCTCCGTAGTTCATATTTATATCAAGGGGATTAAGATAGTCCTTTGATTTACTGCTGACTTTGATGACTTCTCCGTCAAATTGTCTTACAAGGTTTCCGTATTCTCCTTCGGGATCGCAGATAATGACATCATCATCGGTTACAATAATGGCATTTGCCATTTCACGCTTTGCACTAAAGGACTTACCGCTTCCGGGTGTTCCTAAGATTAGACCGTTGGGATTTTTGAGTTTCTTTCGATCTGCCATAATCAGGTTATGACTGAGGGCATTTAATCCGTAATACAAACTGTTGCTTGAGTTGATGAAAAGTTCTTCCGTTGTAAAGGGCATAAAGACTGCCGTAGATGAGGAAGTAAGTCCTCTGTTAATCTCAAGCTTATTTACTCCAAGAGGAAGTACACTTACAAGTCCCTGTTCCTGTGTGTGGTCAAGCCTTTTTATCTTACAGTTATGCTTATTGGCAATGGAGCTTATCTGTGCAATAGAGTTTTCAAGTTTTTGTATTGTCCTTGCAAAATTCATAAAGACAATGGTTACAACAAACATACGCTCATCTCTTGTCTGCAAGTCTTTTAAAAGGCTTTTTACATCTTCCCCATAGGTGATTAAGTCTGACGGTAAGATGTCCATATCATAACCCGATCTTACCGCCTTCTTATTTTCCTCAATTCGCATCTTATCAATATCGGTATTTTTCCTTTTTACCATCTTAATGGCTTCGCTCTGTTCTATCGCCCTGATATGAAACGAGATATTGATGTTATCATCAATATCTAAAAACTCTGAAAGCATACGGTCTGAAAGCTCACTTGCAAGGATTTGAAAATGGCTTGTTGCTCCGATGAATTTGCCGAACTTAAAATATCTGCTTGGTGTAAAGTTAAACTCATCAGGTGTAATATATGTCTTTGTACTTTCTTTTCTTTGCAAGTCATTATATGAAAAGTAAAATGTCTTACTTGGATTTAATATATCGTGAAGAATCTTTAACCTTTCTTCGCCGGTAAGGCTTTCCGCCCTTACTCCCATATTTTTAAGATTGGATAAGATGTCTATCTCCAGTCTTTCAAGTTTTGAGATTGCCTGCTCCATATTGTCCGCCTCTACTGTAAATGTTACATACTTTGATTTTTTCAGTCCGTTATTTCCCTTTACTATCTGGCTTTTTAGCATTTCTCTAAACTCTAATCGTATATCGTCAAAGCCGTCCTTTTTATCCGGTATTTGTATTGCCGACTGCATTTCTTCATTTCTTCCAAGCTGATTGATGTAGGAAAGTTCAATCATAACACTCGGATCAAAGGAGTTTAGAAAGTTTGCAAACTGATTAAAAATCAAATCCCTATCTTCATCTAAGGCAAGCTGATAGTTAATGTCCTCAAAGACAATACTTTTATTAAAGTGCCTTTCATCTGTTTGGCATATACCGCTTTTTAACATTCTAAGATAGGGAATAGTATCTTCCACAGTATATTTTTTAGGCTCTTTCTTTAAGATTAAATCAAAGACTGATATTTTCTTATTTCCATTATTTATCTTATCTTTTTTCATCCTTGCTTTGTCTTGCCTTAATTCCTGTTTCCCCCTTTTTAATGCTTTTTTGTTTCTTTCTAACTTTATCTGCTGAATTTTTCTTTTGCTGTTCAAGGTAAACCTCCTTTCTCACACGCTTCATAGGCTGATAAAACTTGTGCAAATAGATATGCTTAAAATACTTTTCAAAGGGCAGTCCTTCTTTTTCAAAAAGAGTTGCAAAAAATATGGGCAGCGTTGATACAATAAGAAGTATGACCGCTATATCATTTGGTACAAATTTCCTTGTAAAGATATATACGGGGATTCCTATAAGTCCTGCAACGCTGAATCCTATAAGTTGCCTTTGTGTCAGATTAAGTGCTACCTTTGTCTTTACCTTGTTTAAGTCTTTTGGAATAGGTACATATGCCATAGCTTACCTCCTATTATCATCTATATCAAAATGTTCTTTTATCTGTTTGTGAATACTTGGCTTTTGGCTTTGTATTTCTTCATTTTCATAAATGATTTTGTCTTTTTCTCCCTGTATATTTGCAATTTCCTCAATATGCTCGTAAACACTGCATATCTCATCTTGTATCATAGTGATGGCGTCATTATTTATGCTATTATATTTTTCTTGTCTGAGACTGATTTTATTATATTTTCTCCCAAGCTCTTTCGCCTTTTCTTCAAGTTCTTCCATCTTTTTGTTATTTGCAATTTTTTCCATAACAATTACAATTCCTGTTAGAAGTATTGCAAGTATGGCTACTGTCTTTTTCTTGCTTATATTTTTATTCATCTCATCTTCCTTTCTCCCTTAATGTGAATTCATTATACTTTTGGCAAGTGTTCCGCTTTTTAACATCATTAGTCCAAGCAAAACCGCATAGCCGAGTATTGTAAATGTGCTTGTGTGTATATCACTTATATTTATTGTCTTAACCAATACTGCATAAATTCCAAGGCAAACCATTAAAAACAGTCCTTGAAAGCCTAAGGCAAACAGTCCTTTGATGTAGTTTGTTCCTATCTGTCCCCATTCTTTGTTTCCCATCGTTGCAAACGGAATGGCTGAAACCGATGAATACACATAGATTTCAAACATTCTTCCGTAAACTACAAGCATAATGACTACGGATATTCCCTGTATTATCATCTTTACTGTCGAGGTTTCAAGTAAAATCATCATCAATTCTCCAAGTCCCTTGTCTTTTAGTGTATCTACCATCTGTACAATCTGATCGGAAGTAACAGTGGCAGAGGTATTTATTACCCCTGCCGCTTTGTTTACCATTTCCTGTGCAACATCAAAGACCGCCATTGAAAAATCAAAGGCGTGTGATACGAACCATACGGCTATCCACATCTTGATGATGTACTTGAAAAACTCAAAGGTGTCCGTATCGTGCATATTATTCTTTTGCATGACCATATTGATAAGCTCGATACAAAGGACTGCTGTTATGATTAGTCCCGCTATGGGAATTATAACGGAGTCATTGATACTTTTGATAAAGTTAAATACTTCTCCGTTCCACCCCATAGGTGTCTTTCCTACATCTGTCGCAATGCTGTTTACCTGATTGTTGATGTCAAGAAACATGGACTCTAAGTTTGCCTTGATACCTCCGAGCAGAAGTTCTCTGAAAAATTCTTCTATCTTATCGAAAATACCAAACATAGATTTCTCCTTACTTCAAAAGATTTCCAAGTAAAGGGATAAGTTTCATACCTATAAGGACGATACCGCCTCCCGCCATAAGCTGCTTGATACCCTGTGATTTTGCTCCCGGATTGTCATTGCCATATCCTTCCATCAGGTTAATAACACCCCATGCACCAAGTCCTGCACCTACCGCCATAACTAATATTTTTAATACATCTACCGCCTGTGTAAAAAATTCCATTTTATTCTTCCTCCCTATTTTCTTTCTCTTCAATTTTGTTGTATGACTTTACTACAAAGTTTTTATACGTCTTTTCGTTCTTGGTTCTATTATTGAAATATCCGTAGACATGGATAAAATCTCCTTTTGAAAAGCCTTCGGCTATTTTCACCTTATCTCCGTAAGCTGCACAATTTATATATTCCTTGCCCTTCCCGTACTTTTTTACAAGAGTGAAGTTTACAACTTCTACCGTTTCTTCATCTTTTTCAAAACTTGAGAAAGTAGGCTCTGCAACCAAGTTGGCATTGATGTTAATCATTTCTCTTTCCATTATTTTCCTCCAATAAAAAAGCGACTGAAAGCTTAGTTTCAATCGCTGATAATTTTGATATTTAATTTTCCTTGATTTATATAGGTCGGGCTTCTTATCCTTATCATATTTTCTCCTTTTTAAGCATAAAAAAAGACGATAGAGATTTTACTTTCTATCGTCGCTTCATTGCAATTCTTTTAATATCTATTAGAGAGTAGTATATTTGTATTTGCTTTTCATTTTTTTATATGCTTTTACAAATTCATTTACTAGGTCTTCGTCATTTTGCATAGCCTCTACTACCCAAGGATTTAACATAAATGGAAATACAGCATTATTTAAATCATAAGTCATGTACTGGTTTGTAGTTTCAGTTATCACTATACTTTGTTTAAGCCATCTTACAGCCCCATCATGTATAGGTAGTTCTTCAGTATGATTATCTTCTTTATATAAAACATAAACTATTGTTTTTTGATAATCATCTAATTTCAACAATCTTTCTTTTGCAGTATCCCTAAATTTTTTCCAAAAATGTTTATTACTAAAATACTTATATAGTGATACCACAATTGTAACTGTAAAAATAGAAGTAGAAATCAAAAAAATTAACCCTATAGTAAATCCATATTTATTTCTAAAATCAAACATATACATTTTTTGAATAAAACTATCCGGCAAAAACAAAACAAGTCCAGTAGCAATACAAATAGCACACATAATTTTAGTAGGTAATTTTAAAAAATCCACAATCTTAAAATCAAAATTCACACATACATCTCCTCTATATATTATATAACTTTTATTATACAAAATATACCCTACTCCTTAAAGAAATAACAGAAGATACTACAATCTTGCAATCACTGTATTTCTATTAAGTTTAGCCTTGCCTCTTCTTTTCATATAGCTTTCTATGTCAAATAAATTTTTCTTGTCATAATCCTCAAGTAGCTTATAGTTCTTATGCTTTGTAATGTCAAATTTATCCGATAGGAAAGGTCTGACACCTCTTAGCTGAAGAATACATTTATCGCCATCCATTACGGTTATTTCATCTTGGCTCATCAGTTCCTTACCTGTCTTTTGGTAATTTAGCCCGAAAGATTTTTGATTTGACCTTGTTTCAGAGGTGTTGTAAAGGTCTATGGTTTCTTTTCCAAGCGTTTCAGATAGCTCTTTAAGTGTTGTTTTTTCTTTGCCACCTAAGAATAGGGTACTATCACAGTTGCCCACGATTGTATCGGCGTTATCCTTGTAGATTGCCTTTAGCTGAGATTGTGCTTGTAAAATGATACTTGCAGATATTTCTCTACTTCTGATGGTTGCAATCAGCTTTTCAAACTTTGGAATTAAGCCGATATTAGCAAACTCATCCAAAAGACACCTTACATGTATAGGTAATCTGCCCCCATAAACATCATCTGCCTTATCACAAAGTAGGTTAAATAGTTGCGAGTACATAATAGACACTACAAAGTTAAAGGTATCATCGGTATCGGAGATGATGACAAATAGGGCGGTCTTTCTATCGCCTAATGTATCAAGTTCCAGTTCATCTTCTTTCATCAAGTCCCTAAGCTCCTGAATATCAAATGGAGCAAGTCTTGCACCACAAGAGATAAGAATAGATTTTGCCGTTTTTCCCGCAGCAAGTTTGTATTTTTTATATTGCTTGACTGCAAAGTGTGTCGGCTCTTTCTTTTCTAAAGCTTCAAAGAGTCTGTCTATCGGATTCATATAGGTTTCATCATCTTCCCTTACTTCTGAAGCGTCTATCATATCAAGTAGTGTTGCAAAGTTCTTCTCTTCCTTTGGAGCTTCATAGAAGATATATCCGATAAGGGCTGTATAATAGAGTTTTTCGGCTTTTACCCAAAAATCCTCACCTGCCTTTTCTCCCTCACCTTTTGTATTTGCAATGATAGTCTGAACCAACTTGAGTATGTCCTTTTCACTTCTAAGATAAGCAAAGGGATTGTATTTCATAGACTTTTTAAAATTTATAGTATTTAAGATTTTTATCTCATACCCGTTATCTTCAAGCATTTTGCCACACTCAAGTACTATCGTTCCCTTCGGATCGGTTACACAATAACTACTGTGCATTTGCATTAGGTTCGGTTTTACATAAAATCGAGTTTTTCCCTACAATGTCAAGTAAATGATATAAAAAAAACACCTAAATTCCTTTAAGTGCTTTTTTATATCATTTACTTTCACAATATTTGATTTTGTGTAATTCTCTTAATCTGTGTTTCTGGTAAAACAGAATTTCTCAAAAAATCTGGTTGATACTTCACAATCTCATTTGCTTTTTCAAGTATATCATCATCAACACTAACATATTTGTATTGTTCTAAATTGATTGTTCCATCTTCATTTAAAGTAGTCTCAATAAAACGGTACTCATTCATTCCTGAACATAATACACTATCTATCAAGAGTTTTCCTCTTTCATTAGGAGACATCTTAATAGATTTTAAACATCTTGATATTTGAGTTTTGTAATCCAACAATGTTATAATGAAACTAAATTCACCTTGCTTTAAGCTATTTATCAAATATGATTTCATTACAATGTCTCCTCCTTCCTTCTAAAACAATCAATCTCCCTAAAAATTGATTAGAATATTATATAGTATTTATTTATAAATTGCAAGCCCTCTGTAATTAAATCACGAGCTGTCTTTATATCCGTTATAACGTGTGTATCCAATGAATTCTCCGCCCAATGAGCATAAGGGTGCCTCATTCTATTATATCTATTGTATAATTCATTGAGATAATCTATTTGATCATTATTTAGATTTCCCCACGATGAATTATACTCATACTTTTTCGTTACATTATTGAGAGTGAAATAAGAAAAGTTATTTCTTCCTTTCGATGTTGTTGTAGTTTTTCCAAGTTTATCACTCAAAATTCTATGCAAATAGAATTCCATCGCTCTGAAAAGTGGTGTAACTAAACAAGTGTAATCTGGCATATACCCTACTATTAGTGTGTTAAACACCGCTGACAATAAAGTGTTTCTGAGTTTTGTATCATTGTTATTCCATGGAAAATTAGGCAATATCGTAGAAAAAGCATTTTCTACCTCAGACTCTTCAACCGTCAAGGCATGATAGGTATTTAGTACTTCTATTACAGCATTATCCGTTGGTAATTTCTCAATTGCCAATGAAATGATTTTTTGAAACAATACACTTTGTTTTCCTTGAACATAGGATTTATTGCCTTTATAGCAGTTAATAATCACCTTTTGTCCATCAAACGTAAGTAACAATTTATCCAAGTAGTCTTTCGGATTAGATTCTTTTACATCAATTTTGTCTTTAACATTCTCCTCACTAATTTCATCATTAAGTGATTTTACCATATTAAGCCAGTCTTGCTTTTGAAATCCAATAAGATAAATAGAGCCATCATTATATGTTTTGTACCCTTGTGATAACAAAGCTCTCTTTGCCAGTTCATCTGCCTTTTCATTATATACAATTCCGCTATGAGCTTTTACATGTTCGAATTCTACATTTATCAATTTTGATTTCTCATCAAAAAATTTGCTGTACTCCTGTGAAATCTTAGCCTTGGCACTCCACTCTTTTGTTGCCCATTTTTCAATACCTGCATAATCATAAAAAATTTTTATCTTTTGCTTTTTATTTTCAATAGCCCATAGAATAGCTTGCTTAACACCTTCAATTTCTCCTGCAATATTTCTTGATTCCATGTTGGCTTTATCAACAAACGCTTTATATAAGCTATTTTCTGATTCATTGGTTATAAGAAGAACACCAAAACTGTATTTTTCTCTTCCATCGGCATCTAAAGAATGACTTCCATCCACAAAAGCAACTACTTCTCTGTCTTGTAATTTTTTTATTTCCAATTCTATTTTTAGGTTTATATCAGATACTTTATCTGATAAGTTGGGGCTTTCTTTAGTTTCTTCAAAAGAAAGATATTTTATTGCCTCTTCCTCTGTAGAAAACGACTTATACTCTGCACCGGAAAATCCCTTTACCTGTTCTTCCGCTTGCCCCCATGTCTGATAAATTCCTGGAGCTTTACCTACTCGAACAGCATAAAACTTTTTCTTTGACATATGATATCACCGCCTATCTATCATCTTAATTATAAATTAACCTTACTTTTTCTCGTTATTATATCATATTTTTTGTATAAATTCCATTTATACTCATTTCTTTTAACTTAATTTTTATACCCCCATATCTTGATACCATAATCTCTTCTAACATAGCATCTACAATCTCTTTGGTAATTTTAACTTCCTCAGATGGTACAGGTATCTCATTTAAAGGTTTTGAAATACTCTCTTTTTCTAATTCCTGCTCTAACTCTTGCTTTTTCAGTAAAAGCTTTTGTTTTTCCTGTAGGTATACTTCCTTTAATATTTCTTTCCTCTTGTATTTCTCATATTCTTTTTGTAAGCTACTGTTTATGCTTTCGAGTTCATAAGAATAATTATTCTTTCCCCGAACAGGTAGTTTTGTTGTTTCCTTATCTACTTTGATAGGCATATTTTTTATCTTATCTAAAAGTAATTCTTCCAACTGTTTTTCTTTTATAATATTACTGTTTTGATTAGCCTTACAAAAATCACAATAATATGCTTTATATTCTGATATACCGTTTCTTGTTTTTTTACTACCCTCTCTGTAAAATAACTTTCTACCACATTCTTTACAAAATATCTTACCACCAAAAATACCAAAGTATTTCTTTTTATTGCTGTTTTTATTAAAGCTTTTTCCTATATTCTGTTGTTTGGTTTCTTGGACTTTATCAAAAACATCTTTGGAGATAATCGGCTCATGAGTATTTTCTACTCTTTTCCACTCTCCTTTTGGTAATCTTTCTGATTTTCGTCCGCCTATATGAGTCTCTTTAATTTGATTATACACATAATTTCCAGTATACAGCTCCATACTAGTCATCTGGGCAATTGTCATTCCTTGCCACATTCTCTTTTTTACTTCCGTTCCTGTTTTTAAACTCTTCTTATAGCTTGTAATTCCAAGTTCTTCTTTTCTCTCAGATCGGGTAATATATCCTTTTTCATTAAATATTCTTGCTATTTTTCGACAAGAATATCCCTGTAAGATAAGTTCAAATGCCTCTTTTACAATAAATGCCGTCTCTTCATCTACAATAATATGATGCTTATCATTCGGATCTTTTAAATATCCAAAAGGTGCTAATCCATTTGTATTTTTACCTTGCGATTTTAATTCTTGAGATATATCTCTTATTTTCTGAGATAATTCTTTTGAATAAAAATCATACAACAAACTTTTGAATTGAGTATCAATCTCCGTCCCATTACTTCCTTCTTTTAAACTGTCATAACCATCATTGATGGAAATAAATCTGATCCCCATAAAGGGAAAGATATTCTCCAAATAATTTCCCATTTCAATATAATCTCGTGAAAACCTAGACATATCTTTTACGATAATACCATCTATCTGATTATTTTTCACATCATTAATAAGCCTTTGATATGCCGGTCTATTTGGATTAGTTCCTGAAAATCCGTCATCCACATATTCCAATATTTCATATCCCATTAAATCGTTATGTTTTTTAATATACCCTTTGATGTATTCTCTTTGATTATGGATACTTTCACTTTCTTCCTTTTTCTGATAATCTTCTATGGATAATCTTAAATATATGGCTAATTTATTCATAATCAAAACCTCCTAACACTTCTACTTCTTTTGATATATCAAATTTAAAGTGTATAATTACTTCTCTATTTTTTGATATTTGAACAAAATCAATGATTTTGCAGATAAATTCCTCATCTATACCATCCATATCTTTGGATTTTATATCGAATAAAGAATTTATAAAGCATTCAAGTGTTTTTCTTTTTTGTTTTGCTTTCTTCTGCTTATCAAAATATATCTTGATTTCTTCTTCAAGAGAATGGACTTGCCTTTGAATAGCAGTTTTTTCTTTTTGATAATTATCTAATAAGAGTTCCCCTCTTACATACTTCTCATATTTCTTTTGAAGCTCTAATAACTTATGCTCTCTCTTATCTTGTAAGGTTTTAAGCTTGATTTCCACATCTTTTAATTGGAATTTATAAAAATATCCCAGTCTATTTTTTAAGTCGGATTTTGAACTTAGAATACCCATTGTTTCTCTTATAGCATGAAACAGAATTTTATCAATCTCACTTTCCCATATCTTGCAATGTACTTCATTTTGCAATAAATAATCTTCTCCTCTACAAAAGAAATAATACTGCTCTTTATTTTCTATTCCTGCATGATCATTGGAAGTATTCATATGGCGTGTTTTTAATAATTGTCCACATTCTTTACATATCAAAAGTCCTTTATATTTATTGTCAATTGTTTTGGTCTTTGTATATAATTTATGTTTTTCTCTTGCAATATCCTCTTTTGCTTTTCTAAGATCTTGAATAGCAAAAAATTGCTCTTCAGCAATAATTGCTTCATGAGTATGTTCCACTTTAACCCATTCTTCTACAGGTTTATACGTTCCTTTTTCTTTTCGGATACTTTTTTTCTCATGCATACCCTGTACCATATTCCCGATATAGACTTCGTTTTTAAAAAATTGTCTAATTGCACCTGGTAGCCATTGTTTTTTATCATCCGCACTTTTTAGAACTTCTCCTGTTTTCATATATTGCCAGGGTGTCGTATACTTTTTAGTCAGTTCTCTTGCAATCTCTATTTGTGAGGCACCTTTATAAGCCAAGTCAAAAATAAGTTCTACAACTTTCCTTACCTTTTCATCTACAATTAAGACCTTTCCCTTATCTTTTCTCACAGCCTTATAGCCATAGGGAGCAAAGGCCCCTATAAAGTACCCCTGTTTCATCTTTGCCTGCTTTGTACTACTTACCTTTTTGGAAATATCTTTCGCATACAGGTCATTGATGATATTTTTAATTGTAACTTCAAAGGATTTTTTATCATCTGTTTTATTTTCTGTATCAAAACGGTCATTTACAGATATAAAGCGAACACCTAGAAAAGGAAATACTTTCTCAATATAGTTTCCAATCTCCAAATACTCTCTTCCGAACCTGGAAAGATCTTTTACAATAATACAATTGATTTTTCTTTCTTTAATGTCTACCATCATTTCATTAAAGGCAGGTCTTTTAAAATTTGTTCCTGAATATTCATAGTCCTGATAGACTTTAACTATACTGATTCCTTTTTCTCTGGCTTCTTTAATACAAATTTCTTCCTGTATAGCAAGAGAATTGCTTTTATCCCTGTATTCTTCTTTTCTCTCCTGAGATAATCTTGTATAAATTCCTGCTTGATAGAAAATATTATTTTTTCTGCTTTTTTCCTCTATAACTGGTGTTTCATACCTCTTTTTTGTTCTAGCCATGACAAACCTCACTTTCTACAGCTTTTCGCACCATTTTTTCCATCAACTTTAGTGGTGTTTGTTGCTTATAGGCTTGAGGTAAACACTCCTTATCTTTCTCATCTATCACTTTTGTTTTTATTATATTTTTTTCTTCGCTGTCATTTGCCATAGCCTCTAAAAAAGCTACTTCTTCCTGATGATTAAAAATTACTTCAATTTCTTTATTTTCTCCTACAAGAATTTTGTCAATCAACATAACAATGGAAAGTCTGTCCGGTTTTGTCAGTGCTTTATACTTTTTAATGTCGAATAGCCACATTTCGTTGTTTTTGATGTATTCTTTTGCAGCTTCCTGTTTCTTTCTTCTATACTCTATACTCTCATTTAATTTTGTAATTTGTCCCAAGTAATTTCTTCGAAAAACCTGATATTCCTCTTTTGAAATAATATCTTCTTCCAAATCGACATATAGCGAAGATAAGAGATCCTGTGTCATTTCTTTTTCTCTTTGGAGTATCCCTATTCCAGTATCTTTAATGCTTTTTTTAACATCAATCATTTGAATTTTTTTATACAGTTTTTCATGAAATATCAGATATTTATCAAAAATACCTGTCAGTATTTCTTCCAAATCTTCTTTTTTCATGCTATGCCTTGTACAAGATTTTTCCTTGTTATACTTTGAGCAGATATAGAACACTTGCTCTTTTTCTTTATATTTGACCACTCTTCTCACAAGCGGACTGTTGCAGTCTTTACAAAATAACATTCCACTAAAAAGGTCTGTTTTTTTATCTTTCGTATTATACAAATCCCTTTTTAACATACGATTTGCAATGTAAAATACTTCTTTACTGATGATTCCTTCATGGGTATGTTCTACCTTAACCCAGTCTCTTTTGTCTTTTTCGATTTGTTTCTTATTCTTATAGTTAATCGTAGCACTTTTGCCTTGCAGCATTGTACCGATATATACTTCATTTTCTATGATTCGATTGATTGCCTTGGCAGACCAGTTTCTTCCCTTCTTTACTTTAAATCCGCCTTTATAATTTAGTCCTTGATTTTCCTTATATATTTTAGGGGAGTCTATCCCTAAATCATTTAATTCTTCTGCAATGGCTTTAGAAGAATAGCCTTGTAGTTTCATATCAAAGATACTTTTGATAATATCACTGACATTTTCATCTATAATCAGCTTATTCTTATTTTCTTCCGATTTCTTGTAGCCGTAAGGTGCAAAGGAACCGATATATTCCCCTTTTTCTCTTTTTATCTTCTGTGAACTTTTTACCTTATTGGATATATCTCTGGCATAACTGTCATTGATAAAGTTTCTGATAGGCAATATTAGATTAGTGTCGCTCATATCTGCATTTTTACTGTCATAATTGTCGTTGATAGAAATAAACCTGATATGAAGCTGTGGAAATGTCTTTTGTATATACTTTCCTGCTCCAATATAGTCTCTTCCAAATCTGGACAAATCCTTTACAATGATGATGTCAAAGACTCTATCTTTCTTACTGATTTCTTCCATCAGATTATTTAATGCCGGTCTATCATAGTTTGTACCGGAATATCCGTCGTCTACATATTCCTTAACAATTTCTATCTCATTGTCCTTTGCATAGCTTTGTACCAGTTCTCTTTGATTTGTAATTGAATTACTTTCATTGTTGATACCATCATCTTTTGATAGTCTTAAATACATACAAGCCTTATTTTTAAACATAAAAAAGCCTCCTTCAATTTGATTTATACAATAAACCAAATAAAGGTTGGGCTTCCACATGTTCATTATACCGCTCCTTAAAATTTATTGCAATACTGATTTTCAAAAAATAAGATCTGTAAAGTTATCTCATTCTTCTTAATTATGATTTTCTTATTGTGTTACAAAAAGTTTTTCCTTAATGTATGCATCAATTAAATGTTCTAAGTGAAGCCCATTATTAGAAAATCCTATTTTTACGGTATAACCCTCTATCTGGTTTATCTTCTGTTTATCTTTTTTATCTTTAAATCCTGCGCCTTCTTCCTTTCTCGTAGGATTTCTATTTTTTTCTTTCATAAGAAAATTCTCCTCTCTAAAAATGTAAGTTTTATGACATTAACAGGTGTGCTGGCACACAACATAGGAATTTCACCTCCGCCCCTTTTCAAGATAGGCCGGCTTCAACTTGTAGATGTATCATTATCCCCATTTATATCGTCGCAAATAGGTTGCCATGCCTATTTTCCATCTTTCAAATTTATCGCTCACTTTCTTTTATCCTTTGCATTTGCAAGTATTTATTTGAACCGTTCCTATAAGAATGTAGATAACAATCATCTCAATTCTTATATTGTCAGCAAAAAGGTCTTGGCGTTTGTTGACAGCTTGCTCCTTAAATGGTTAAAGTCCTGCTTTGGTCTATGAAATTGTCATGGTTCAGGGCTCTTATATCTAAAAAAATATATTCAATTATTCCAAGGTAAAATTCTCCCTCTATATATAAACCTTACTTTCAAGTGCGTTTGTTTCCATTTTTTTGAATTTTTTTCAAAAAATATGGAGCAAATCGTAATCCCAAACGATTTGCTCCATATCATTGATTATTTGTTATTCAAGCATCTCTTTTAATTTCTTTAAAATCTTCTTTTTAAAATTAAAAATCTTCTTAGAAGATACTTGTTGTTCCTTTGCCAAATCACGAATGGTCATTTCTTTAAAATACAAAGAATCTATCACTTCTTTTTCTTCCTTATTAAGTTTGTCAAGTGCTTTGTACAAATCTTCAATCCTCATTTTAGTTTCTATGATTTTTTCAATGTCCACATTTTCATCTACAATTGAGTTTAAATCTATATTATACTCCTCAAACCCGTAGACTTTATGTTTCCTGTTAAGTCTGTTCAAGTGAGCTTCGTGATTTATTTGTTTCTTATATGCCTTATATATTTCATCAGGTACATATATCTTTTTACCGTTCACATAGATATATTTTCCATCTTCTGTCATATGCAATCCTCCTTTTTATTTTTGCTTCAACGATTTTTGAGCATAAAAAAGGAGGACCTCTGCATTTTGACATGCCAAGTCCTCTATAAAATATAGTATGTATTTTAGACATATGAGATTTATATGTCCACATAAAACTTGTTATAATTAAGAATAAATTATCTTCATTTCCACAAATAACATTATCTATTATTTCTTTTTTTTCATATTGTTTAAGTAATGGATGAATTTTAGTATAATATATAACATCATCACCATCTCAAATGGGGGGCTTTAACTCCTCCAGAGTATTTCTCTGGTTCAGCAAAAGGCGGAATTCAGCAGTGCCATTTTTACTGGTAGCCTCCTAAGGCTCAGCTACTTTCTTCCGTCCTCTATCTTATAGCTTTTTTATTATTCTTGAATATAGTTCAAGAGTGTTTCTTCATTTACATTACCTATCGTTGAAACATAGTAGCTTCTTGCCTAAAAATGACATTCTCCTCCTTTATTCCTATACTCTAGGTGTCTATCAAATAGAATTAATGTACTTTTTCTACTAAATCCTCTTTCGTTTATCAATACATTATTTTTCTTCTGTATTTTGGGATACACACAATTTTGTTAGTGCAATTCCAGTGTATATGTGTTATAACTTTGATTATCCATTTGGATATCTCCTATGCTTTGATGTTACAGATGAAACCAATATCATTATGGCTTAGGCGTTCTTCGGTATTCTATATCTCTATATAACTTTACTAGTGTATAGTATCGTTTATATTTGTCCTTATTACTGCTTTGTTAATAGATTGTAACAAATACATAATAAAGAGAATCGATATTTACTCTTCTATTGCAGATATTAATTAAATGTCAATGGTACATTACACTAGTTTCTCCACCCCAGATGGAAAATTAATAGACTTTTTTATTATATATGATGAACCATTTTCATAGCTATATTCATGTGAGATACTAATAAGTAATTTTAATTTTTTTTATCTAAAAACTTTTTTTATATTCATATTGAATTTACATTTCATATTATATCAAGCTTTATATAATTCTTTTTGTGTTAAAAACATTTTGCTATATATTCCTTGTCTCTCAACTAATTCTTGATGACTGCCAATTTCAGCCACTTTACCACCATCAATAACTATTATTTTGTCGCAAATTTTTGAAACAGCCAATCTGTGAGATACTATTACAACTGTAGCTTCTTTATAATATTGCTTAATATCCATATAGAACTTCATTTCTGATATTGGATCTAGATTAGCAGTAGGTTCATCAAAAATTATAAATTTTACATCTTTTTTATTTAAAGCCCTTAAAATTGCAAGCTTTTGCCATTCACCGCCAGATAGCTCTACGCCGTCATTAATCTGTCCAATAATAGTATCCATTCCATCTGAATATTTATTTATGAAATCATATAGACGTAATCTAGTTAAAGTATCAGTATATATACAATTTTCTGTATTTCCTAGTTTTATGTTTTCTCCTATAGTCATTTGATATTTATTATATTCTTGAAATAAACATGCACTATTATTTCTAAAACTCTCAATCACTTCTACATTATCAAAATTGTTAATTAAAATTTTTCCAGCATTTGCATTAAAAATTCCCAATAATAATTTTACTATTGTACTTTTTCCTGAACCATTTTCTCCAACAATTGCGACAGTTTCTCCTTTTTCAATAGAAAAATTCAAACTCTCAAAAACAGGTTTATCACTTCCTGGATAAGAAAAATCTACATCCTCAAAAATAATACATCCATCTAAATCACCTGTCTCATATCCTTTGTACTCGTCTTCAGAAGTAATAAATTTATCCCAATCCCTTAATAAATATTCAATCTTATTCTTCTTTCCTATTTTCACTACCAATGTGGATAAACAATTATTTATACATTCAATAGCTGAAACTAATATAGTTATATTGCCCACCCCATACTTACCTTCCAAAATTTCTCTTATTGATATAAACAAACATATACCCAAAGAAACATTCCTAATTAGTGATGCAGAGATAGTCTTCATTGAAAAATTTAATAACAGTTTATATTTTTTCTTCCACAATACTTTTTGAAGAGAAGATATTTTGTCAATAAAAAAATTTACTATTCCTAAAAATCTAATCTCTTTAGCATTTTTTCTGGAAGATAGTACATCAACAAAATAATTAAATCTCCTACTTTCACCACTATTCTCAAGAACATAAAAATACTCCAAGCTCCCTTGATTTAAAACTATTGCAATGTAAGGTACTGTTGATAAAGCTATAATAAATAGAAATATATAATTCAATTTAAATACAATTAACGAAAAAGTAATTATAGTTATAACTGATTCAACTATATCACTAAGATTGATTATTACACTTTTTATTTCCTCCGCTAAGTTTTGACTTAACATTCCAAAAATATCGTAAGTTTTAGAATTTTCTAATTCCGCTAAATTAATTATATTCATTTTATCTAATAATTTTGATATTACATACTCGTCTATAATATAGCTTATACTTATATTCATATAAGCAATAATACTTTCAATATTTTGATTTACTATAGATACACACCCATATAAAAATATTAATTTTAGCATTGTCATATCGACAACTTTAATATCTGTATATACAAGTATATCTATAATACTTTTAAATAGTACAGATATAATCGGGCTTGTCAAAGCACATATAAAAATCAAAAAAAATAATATACTTATTTTAAATTTCAAGATTTTAAATATAGACAAAAGCAAATCCTGATTTTTCTTCATATTACTACTATTCATTTTTTCACCTATAAAAATTAATTATACCAAGAAGCCTGTGATTCATAAAATTCTCTATACTCACTATTATATAAAATCAATCTATCATGAGAATCAGCTCCCACTATCTCACCGTTTTTCATAAACAAAACCTTGTCTACACTGTTTGCAATACCAACTCTATGTGTTACTATAACAAGAGAAGTATCATATAACATCTCTTTTATTTTATTAAAATAGTACTGTTCTGATATCGCATCTAAAAATGATGTTGCTTCGTCTAGAATAACTAAATTTGCATCTTTATAAAATGAACGTGCAATTGCAATTTTTTGCCATTCACCGCCTGATAATTCTATTCCCATTGCATCAAAATACTTTGTTAATTCTGTATCTATTCCATTGTAAAACCTCTCATTAGAAAGATTAAATCCCAAATCTTCTATAATATTGAAAATTTCTTTTGTTTTTTCTTTTCTATAATCTCCTATAATAATATTGTCTTTTAATGACATTTTATATCTACCAAAATCTTGAAACACTTTAGCAGTCCCTGAGAAATTATTTATAACCATTCCTTTTTCAAAAGCGAGTAATCCAATTATAATATTTACAAGCGTACTTTTTCCACAACCGTTTTCACCAATGATCGCCACACTTTCCCCTTTTTTTATCAATAGATTAATATCTTTTAGTATATTTATTCTATCTCTATATGAAAAGTTCAAATTCTCCACTTTTAAGCTTTCTGGTAATATTGAACCATCATTACAAATATAATTTATATTTTTATCTTCTTTTTTTGATAATATACCCTTAAGCTGCTCAATGTACTTCTTATTTTCTTTCATATCAACAAAATATGCAAATATAGCCTCGACATTTTTTATATAATTGTCCTTACTCTGACTTAACATAACCAATGTTCCTATGTCTATATTTTTCTTCAAAACATCAAAAATCAAATAAAATAATACTCCTGTATCAACGATTATCATAAAGGAACCCCAAATTAGATTTATTACAATCCATCTTATATTGAATTTTATATTTAGTTCTTTAAGAGAATTCCATTTCTTTTCTCTATAATCCTTTAATGTACAAAATACATTATTCACCCTAATCTCTTTAAATAGTTCCTTATCTAAAATCAATTCATTATAATAACTAATATGTCTATTTAAAATATCTTGCAAGCCTAAAAAAATCACACTTTCATTTGAATATACCCTATCAAATAAATTTTTCAATATAGACAATATAATAAAAATCCATATATATTTTAGATTAGAGCTAATAATTAACCATGACATCAAAGCTAAACTTACTATAGAACCTGCAAAATGAAATGTTTCAATTATAATCATGAATATTCTTTGTTGAACAGTTTCTTTGGCACACTCTACTTTTAATAAGAATTCTAAATTATCGAATTTTTTTAAGTCAAATTTTGAAATACCTACAAATAATTCTCTATATAATCTTACCAAAATTCTATTTTCTACCATAGCTTCAAATAGCAAAGATAGTGAAAACTGCACTTCCTTCAAAGAATAAACAGCAACATACGCTATTGTAATCCAAAAAATATTATTTATGTTTAATCTTTCTGTTAAGCTCTTAATAATTTTTTGAATCAATAATAATTCTAAAGGTTGAAATATATACATAACAATGTTTATAATCAAAATTTTTATAAATAATACTTTCTCGGTCTTTAAAACATTTCTTAAAATCCAAGCATATTCTTTCAT